TCGGACTGCAGCTTGTCGCCGTAGTCCTCATGCGTCCACTGGTCGAAGTCGTCGGAGTCGCTCTCGGTCATCAGCATCAGGACGGGGCGCAGGCGCCCAGCCCGGACGATGTTGCCCGACCCGTCGAGCACCTGGCGCTTGAGCAGCTTCTTGATCTGCACGATGTCCGCACGCTGGATGGCGTAGGTCGTGTAGGTCGTGGCGCCGTCGCCCGACTGCCGGGCCAGGATGCCCTTCACCTTCGAGACACTCGCCTGTCCGCCAGCGACGGAGAAGGCGGTAGCACCGGTACCCTCCTCCTGCATGGCGTCGATGCAGGACTCGACGTGGTTCAGGAACTCGCGGTCCTTCACCTCGACCATGTCCTTGAGGCTGTTCTCCTCGATGATCTTGGTGACGGGCATCTCGTACGCCATCAGCTCCTGCTCCACGATCTCGAACTTGAGGCTCGAGATGGTGAAGAAGCCGATCGCGAACCGCTTGCCGTTCACGTACTCCGCGGTCGGCTGACCACGGAAGTTCACGGCCATCGCGCGGGAACCGGGCTCGATGTCGACGATCTTCACCATCGTGTCGTGCTCGGTGCTCCGCTGCAGGTCGCCGCGAACGACACGCTCGTTCGGAACGATCATGTCGGCGAAGCTGGACTCGCGGAGGCGGTCCTTGATGTAGTTGAGGGAAGCGGCAGCCGTCTTCGTGGCGCCCTCGGTCTCGAGGCGCTCGATGAAGCCCGAGTTCACCATCTCTGCAGAGTAATCCATGATGTCCTCCTAAGGACGGTGAGGGATCAGATCCAGCCGGGCTGGAAGAGGATGGTGGCGTCGCTGGTGCCGTGCGCCTGGGTGATGACGCCGGCGAACCAGTTGCCATCTCCTGCGACGGGCGCGCTGCCACCATTGGCGCTGGTCGCAGCCTCGATGACGCTGGACGAGACGAGGGCCTGGACGAGCCGGCCGGAACTGTCCTCGCAGATCATCACGTAGACCTTCTCGCCATCATCGTCCGCGGCACAGTCGATCATCTGCGTGCGGAACTCGAAGCCCGTGGGGCCGATGAGGCAATGCGCCTTCTTGGTGAGCTGGGCGTCGTAGCGGCCCCGCTCCTGGAAGTACATGTGCCCCGGGACGGCGAGCGCGTCGTTCTGAGCGTCGTCCACGAGCGTGACACGGGTTGCCCCAGTGGCCGCCGTGACTGCGCCGGTGGCACCGGCACCGCGGGTGAACTTGCCCGCGCTCATCGACAGCCACTCACCCTCCTGAAGGGGGTTCGTAGCGTCGGGGTCGAAGACGTTCGCACCAGTGGCGTCGACGTAGGTGTTGACCAGGAAGGGCAGGTCCCGGGTGTAGAGGGCCGAGTAGCCAGGGTTGAGCAGCTTCACGAAAGAACCAGCCATCGTGATCTCCTATTGTCAGTCGCCGGAAAGGCAGAAGGAAGTGAAGGGGTCCAGGGCAGAAGTCCCAGGATGGTCAGAGACGGCGGCCAGGTGGACGGAGCCTGCGCTCGCCATCTTGACAGCTTCCTTGACATTCTCGAGATGCGCGTGACCCCGGAGATGCGCGATCTTCTCTTCGAACGTCATGTCCGCGTTCAGGCCCTTCTCTTCCATCTCGCGGGCGAGATCGGAGATCTCCGCGTCGCGGCCGTTGGAGGCGAGCTTGGTGCGCAACTGAAGGTTCTCACCCTCAAGGCTTGCCACCTTCTCGGAGAGGGCACGAATGGTGCGGGCACTCTTCGCAGAGACCGCCGCCAGTTCAGCCTGACTGATTTTCAGCATTGAAGTCCTCGGTGTCAGCGACGAAGGAGTTGATCGAGACGGGCCTGGCGGGCATCCCGCTCAGTCGCCGCACCCGGCGCAGATGCGATCTTTGTACCAGAGTGTAGCGAGGAATCCAATCCCTTGCACACACCGGCCATGGCCTCTTTGACGTGAGGACCGAGCTGGCCCTCCTCGATGAGATCGTACAAGACCGAGTACTCGGCCAGGGAAGCGATCTTCGCCCGCTGACGTGCGAAACCCTGCCGGGTCCTGGTCAGTCCTACGAAATCGGAGAGAGACGTCATCAGACCTGCCCGTCCACAACGCGCTGCAAACGATCCTTGACCGCCGCCACCTTCAGACTCCCGCGACTGTGAGCCTGGGGCCAGATCGCACGAGCCGAGGCATCACTGGTGACGTCTCCGACATTGGCGAACGCCTCGCGGAGACGCTCACGGGTCGGGGCCTTGAGCGCCCGCTTCTTGGCCGCGACGGGCGCGGAGTTCGAGCCCAGGGCACTACGAAGTCGGTCCTTGAGCGGACCCTTGGACTCGGCGCAGTACTCGGCGGGGCCGCCCGCGGCGGCTTCCTTGTTGTTGGCCATCAGGATGTCGTAGAGCGACTGACCCTCGGCCTCCTTGAAGGACTCGAGCAGGGCCTTCTGCCCATCCTTGCCCGCGGGGGAAGCCGAAGACTCCGCCGGGGAGTTCCCGCCGACCAGGCCCTTCGGATTCAGCTTCTTCTTGCCTGCGGCGGGCGCCTGGCCCTGTGTGCCCGACACGGAGGTCGAGCTCTCAGCGGGCCCGCCAGCGGCGGCCTGCTTGTAGTAGTCGCGGACCATCTCGGAGCGGAAACTGCCCACCGCACCATCGCCAGATGCACTGAGGGAGACGAACTCGAGTGCGTTGGCGAGATCGGACGCCTCCTTGAGGAGGCCGTCATCGGCGGAAGCGGTCTTCTGGAGATCGGCAGCAGGGGTGCCGACCCGGGTACGAGCAGCCGCGAGGGCCTCGTCGATCATGCTGCGGTACGCACTCATTTGGGGCCTCGTGGGGTAGTCATGGGAGCGGGAAGGGACAGGGAGCCGGTCTGCCCAGAAGTGGAGAGAGACTGCGACGCTACGACTGACTTGGTGCCGCCAGTCATGGGAGTCTTTCCGGGCCCAGCGAGTTGAAATTTGGCGAGATTCTGCCCGCCTGCGCGGGTGGGGTTCACCAACCCCTTGGGTATGCCGGAGTTGGCCATGCCCGGGACCTTGATCCCGTCTGAGAGGCTATTGGCCGCTTCCTTTAGCAAAAGGCCCTGCTGTAGGAGTTCATCCATGAAGAATCCCCATGCTGGGTCTTTCAAGCTCACGAAAGAGACCTCAACTGATCGTACCAGAAGTAGTAGTCATCCGAAGTGATCTGCTGGCTGGCGAGCTCGTGGAAGAACGCAGCGGTCTTGATGAACGACGCTTCCTTGACTCCCCCTGCGACCGCACGATCATACGCCTCCTTCAGCTCGGCGAACCGCTTGTTGGCCGCGGACTCCGAGAGCCCCTCCCTGATGGCGTGATCGGGGTGGTGCTCCCGGGAGAGCTTGCGGTACTGCTTCTTCATGTCCGCAGGAGATCCAGTGAACTTGAAGGCAGCATCGTCAGCAGCAACCTGCTGGACCTTGGCGGCCTTGGCGGCTGCATCGTTCTTGGCGATGTTGTTCTTTATCCCCTCAACTGCGTCCCCCAGGGACTTGCGACTCTTCGTACCGAGGGCAGCATCCTCCAGGGTTCCGAGGCCCTTTTGGAACCCGAGATTCTTGGTGAGGCCGCGGTACCGGAGTCCGGTGTGGACTCCGGTACCCATGCCTGCTCCTGCCATCCCCCCAAGGATCCCACGACCGACTCGATTGGCTACGGACTGGTTTTTGTCACCAGTGAGGGCGCCGCCAGCTGCTCCAGCAACTGACCCGATTCCTGCACCGATGAGGGTCCTTGGGAGGGGCATCAGTCCACCAGCTCGAAGCCGTGCTCGTCGAGGATGTCGAGCGCGCAGTCGTCGATGAACGACCCGTCGTAGTCGTCGATGCTGCCCAGCTTGGCGAACTCATCCGCCCGCTCGTACGCCATGTCGAAGAGATCGTCGGCGGACGACTTCTTGTCCATCAGCGCCTTACCGCCTGCGGCAGCGGCGATCGCTCCGCCCGCGACCAGGCCGCGCTTCCCGTAGCCCTTGAACCGCTCGGCCCGGAAGACGCCCTTCTGCCGACGGAGCTTCGCAGCAGTGCTACGCGCACCGTCGGAGTACCGAGCTGCCGAACGAGTGCCGCCGCCCCGGTTTCGGCTCGCTCCGATACCTCGGCGCGGGAGGCTGCCCTCGTCGCCCAGGTTCTTGGCTTCGTCCATGAGCTGCTTGCGCTCACGCGCAGTGACATTGAGGGAGGCATCTCCCTTGATCTTCTCACCGGCCCGTGACGCTGCTGCCTGGTGCCCCGTCACCAACTCCTTGAGCTTGCCACCGAGGTTGGACGTCATGCTGGAGCCAATCTGCCGGCGTCCCCCGCTGGCGGGGTCCTGGCCGCGATTCATTGCCCGAACGCGCGGGCCGAGGCCCGTACGGTACTTCTTCTTCTTCTCTCCGGCTTCCTTGTCCATCTCGTCCATGTAGGCACGCGCCATGTGACGACCGAGGATCTCAGCCTCCGCCAGCTTCTCGTACGCCTCGTCCTCGTACGCCTCGTCCTCGTGGGAGGCCTCCTTCTCGTACTCGCCGATCTGCTCGGGGAGGACGTTCTCGACGTAGTGGTTGTAGAGCTCAGCAAGCTCAGCGTCTTCCATCACGTCGAGGTCGATGCCCTCGGCTGCAGCGGTCTTCTCGAACAGGTCGACGATCTCGTCATTCATGGCGGATGCCTCTTTGGAGTGATCGTCCTCGACGGACGAGTGGTTGTGGATGAAGGAAGCGTACAGCTCTTCGACCTGGCTCTCGCCAAGCTCGTCGAGGTTCACGCCTTCAGCGGCGGCGGCCTTCTCGAAGAAGCGGACAGACGCCGCCTTCTCCAGGTCTTCGGCCGTGACGCCCCGTGCCTCAAGCTCCGTAAGGAGGGACATGGGTACTCTCAGGATCAGGTTCGTGTGATTGAGAGGCGTCTTCGGGAGGACGTCCCTCGGCCGGCTGACTCAAGCCTAATGCAAGGCCCGGCCAGTAGGCAACATGTAGCAGAATATTTGAGAGTTCGACGGCATCTTCCGCCGTCTTCACATCACTGCGAAGATCTCTCGAATACCCACCAGGGACACGAATCGCCTGGAGGTCAGGCTTTTTCGTGATGATTCCCAGCCGGTACGCATTGTACAGCCGAGAGATGTGATCCAACCCCGCCCGCTCACGCAGGGGGGAGAAGCTGTCTTCTGTGGGACCTCGGACAAGCCGAATGCGAATCGCCGATGGGGCGAACGACCGTTTCGGAAGAAAATCCGTCAGAAGAGAGATGATCCGAGACATCGCCTCTTGAGGCACGAAAGACGCGGCGTCGAAGGGAGACGCCTGAGACTTCAGCGCACAGGGACGGAACACTTCCCGGTTCTGGTAGAGCTCATCCGCCAAGGCGGGGTTCTTTCGTGAGAGAAGGATCCTCTGGAATTCGTGCGGACGTACCACGATCCCCAATCGCGCCGCGGCGCGTAGGTTGGGGCCCGGAGACTCCGCCATCTGGTCCAGAACCTCTCGTGGGAGCTCCGGGAGACTCTGCTCTTCTTTGCGGAGCAGGCTCATCTGCGCAGCAGTCGGGGCGGGGATCCGCTTGAGCATCTCCGCCCACTTGGGCATCTCCGCGACCTTCGTTACCCCGGAGAGGTTGACCCTCTGGTTGAAGACGTCCTTCAGGTGCGAAAGATGGTGCGGCGGGAGTCCGTACTGGCGCGAGAACGTGTTGACCGCGATCTCCTTCCACATCTCGAACTCAGTCGCAGACATGGTTCCGATCAACAGGCGCTCTTCAGCCAGGCGTTCCTGCATGAAGAAGCGCAGAGCCTCCCGCTCCATCGGGGTCGATGCCGGGATCGAACCCAGGGCACGCGTCAGCTTCTCTTCAATGACGAAATCGGGCATAGGTGCCGCTGCCGGCTCCTCTGCTCCTGCGGTCTTCCGCATGCGGGGCGGGATGAACGGGTAGATCGTCTGGGAGTACCCGTTTGAGCCGAGCACCTGGTCCGTCACATTCGACATGACCTTCGCAGACCGCTCCGCTCCGACGAACACGTAGGAGTCATCGAAAAAGCGAGGGTAGTCGTTGTAGACCCCGCAGATGCGGCCGTCTGGCAGAAGGGTCTTCATCCCATACGGAGCTGGGGCGCCTCGCTGGACGTGCTTGCAGTACTCGAGTGGGGTGCGTGCGTGGTTGTCGCAGATCGAGCAGCGATCGTAGGGCACCTTGGAGCCCATGGATGTGTCAGGAAACTCCCCATTCCGGATCCGATCGTAGAGATCGAGAGCGCCCATTTTGGCGCACATGTCCCTCACGAGCTCCGAGACCAGGATGACCCGCTTCATGCGGTCGTCCCAGAAGGCGCCGAGGATGAAGCCGTACGCCTTATTGGGGTCCTTGTTGACGTGGTGCCGGAAGCGGTGCGCGTTGTAGAACGTGGGGTATCCCCAGGTCAGGGACCCCCAGCGAGGGAGGGCCTCAGTCTGGTTCGCCGCACGACGCCGCGCATCGATGTCCCACACGGGAATGTCCTCGAAGCCGGGAGGCGCTCTCCGCAGTCCAGCTTCGGTGAACCAATCGCCGCGGAGGTTGAACCCCACGTACTCACCGGCCCCCAGGGCGGAGTTCACCAGGTACAGGCGGCCTGGCTGGGCCTCGATGGACTCCAGAAGTTCCAGGACTTCAGGAAGGTGCTCTCCAGACGCAGTCTTGCAGAGACCTCCAGTTTCGGAGGCCCCGTGGGCGGAGCCGGGCTCTACTCGATGGATCAGGGGAGATCCATCACGAGAAGTGCCTCTGAAGAGGGCTTCCTTGTCCATCAGTCCCCGCCGCCAAATCCGGCCATCATCTGCTGCGGAACACGACTCACCGCCTTGCCTGCCTCAGTGGCCGCAGGGTCCGACCCTCGGTTCTGGAGCTGCTGCAGGAGAGCCGGATCGAAGCGCGGAGCACTCGAGGGGTCATCCGGGTCCATGCGGTTGGTCATCACCATGTCGAGGATGGTCCCGGCGATGAGCGGATCCTTCGAGTAGCTCGGATTGGTACTCCGGAGGGTCTTGAAGGCCATCCGAAGGTTCGGGTCGTCCGGGGCACCCAGCTGCGGGTTCACCTTCAGCATCCGGTTGTAGTCCCGGTTGAAGGTCATCGCACTGAGCGTGTTGTCGAGGGCCTGGGGGATCTTGGATCCCGCCCACACTGCCGTGGGAGCTGCCAGCATCAGACCCCCGAGCTGGGCGGTAGACAGTCCGCCCATGGGGGCCCCCGCCTCCTTGTTGAGCGCGTCTGCGAACTTCTCGAGCTCGGCCAGCTCGTCCTGGGAGATCTCACCGCGAGCGTAGGCGGCGTAGGCATCGGCGGGCACAGAGACAGACATCAGGAACCTCGAGTCTGGAGAGCGGAGATCTGGCGGATACTTGCGGTCTTGTCCCCGAAGAGGGTCTCGGAGATCTCCTCGTTGAGGTACTTGCGATCCCGCTGGAGGTCACTCAACGCGATCTCCATGTGAGCGCGCTGCGTCGCCAGGGCAGCCATCTTGTTGAAGCGGGATGGCAACGGATGGTCGGGGTCGATCTCACCCAGGCGCTGCGTCCGGTGGACCTTGAGGCCTGCGGTCTTTTCGACCTTGTCCGCGAAGAACTCCGCGAGCTGGGAAGCGACCTTGGTGGCCTCAGCATGGTTGACGGAGGAGTCCATGCCGGAGAAGCCTGCGTGCAGAACCTCCTCCAGGGAGTGCCCGTCTTTGTAGGTGTTGTACGCCGTCTTCACCAGCGCGTCCCACGCCATGGCGGACGCCGTCTTGCACGCCTCGATCTGCCCCTCGAGGGCACTGGAAGCCTCTCGGAGATTCCGATCGAGATCCTGCACCTGGCGGGCGAGCTTCTTGTTCTCGAACGCCTCATCCTCGCCGCTGGCGGTCTTCATCAGTTCGTCGAAAGCGTTGGCCCGCTGGAACTTGACGCGAGGCTGGGCAGAGGCGATTTTCTCTGTCATAAGAGATCCCGAGGTGGAAGTAGTTCGCGCCTGCGCGGAAGCCACCTTCGCAGCGTTGAGCATCCCTGCCGCGACACAGGGGTCGGGCGGGTCGAAGACGATGTAGCGATCTGCGCTGCCCGCCTGCTTGTGCATCCGCTCGTACGCGTCGTGGTACGTCATCTCACACACACGCCGGACGTGTTCCGCGGTGAGGGTCGCGTCTACCGCACTCGCCTGCTTCACCACGGCTTCGGTGAGCGGAGTTCCGTGCGTGAGGAAATCGGTAGTCGCGTTGCGAGCAAGGCCCTGAAGGTAGCTGCGCGTGATTGTGGGCCCGCTGAACATTCATCATCCGGGGAGAGAATGGGCACTCAGTATACAATGACGATCTCAGAAGCTGCGCGCGTTCTGGGTCGCTCCGAGCGTACTATACGCAACTACATCAACTCGGGCCAGCTGTCGAGCCAGCGGTCTGGGCGGCGCCAGCACCTGGACCCCGAAGAGGTCCATGAGCTCAAGACAGAGGGGATGCTGGAGCGGCCGAAGTTGGCGGAGATCCGAACGCTGCGCGCGAAAGTGCGGCGATTGGAATCCCAGATGGCTGTGGTCCAGCAGATCTTGGATCTACGGAACGCCAAGCTGGGGATGACCCCGGACTACGCCAATGCCGTGATGGGACTGCTCCGAGATCAGGCTGCGCGTCCCCAAGGGTCGTACACCCTGAGAGACCTGGAGAGCTGGGCCGACATCTTCGGTCGCGCAGATGAGGAAGACCTCGCGGTCTTCGAGAGGGCGGGGCATCCGACCGCGTGGGTGGAGCTCCTGCGCCTGAGCAGCCGGATGATCTCCGAGGTCGTGGCGAGGGCGGACTACAAGAACTCCCTCGCTGCGCAGGAAGTCCACAAACTGCTGGCAGACGCGCGCCGCCGGCTGCGAATTTCCTGCTTCGTCTACCGCGAACTCAAGGGGGCGCTGCCTCCGGAGTTTCGAGAAGGCGCGACTGTGAAGGAGGACCTCTTTCACAGAGTAAAATTCGGGGAATAAACGGCCATAACCTCTGTGGCAAAGGAGGTACCTAATGCCCAAAGTGACCCTGACGGCACGGGTGGAGGCCCTTGAGGGCCTCTTCGAGAAAGAGAAGGAGAAGAGTGCGCTCCTCGAGGCGCGGGTTGCCGTGCTGGAGCGGAACGCCCTCCAGATGGCGTCGATGATGGGACCGTTCGAGGTCCTCTTCCTCCCGGGCAAGCCGGCGGGAGACCTCCTGGCGGCCTGCCTGGAGAATCCGGAGAACACGGAGAAGATCATCACCGCGTGGCTCGACAGCATCGTCGACCACGTCGTGGGGATCATGGAGCAGCACACACACGCCCTGGCAGAAAGCCACGGCATCGATCCCCGCCCCCCGAGGACGCTTCACGCGGTCCTCAAGGCGGGATTCATCACCACACAGAAGCAGAAGCGAGGGTAGAAATGGCCAACAACAAGGCAACCACCGAGATGAGTGGGTACGCGAAGTACAACCTGTTCGTCGAAGACGGGCTCGGGGTCGGTCCGAACGGCCGCCGTGCGCTCCACGGAGTCGCCGTCGCCGGTGGAGTCTGGGCCGCCGGCACGTACGGCGGCATCGAGATCATCCAGGAGAACATGATCCCGGCCATCGGGGCCGGGTTCGTGGGAGGGTTCATCGGCACCTTCGCGGCGGATGCGATGCTGCTTGATGACGGACAGAAGGCGCTGATGGCGCTCGAGCGCCTCCGGAAGGCGGAGGCCAACAACCCCGCGATGGCGAAGGCCATCGCGGAGGCGCGGGACATGCGCAGCGCCATGGGCATGGATGATGGGGGCGCCCAGCAGGGGCCCGAGGTGCTCCGGAACCGCGGTGGCGGACGGGGCTGAGAAGACCTGGCGACTGGCGGCCCTTCGGGGCCGTCAGTCATCCAGTTCCCGATCGATCTTAGCACTCGGTACCAGGATGTCCGGACGCGGGTTGTCGATCATGGAGACGATGAAACAGAGCAGCAGGGCGTGGAAGGAGTCATCCGTGGTGTTCGGAGACTTCCGGTACTCCGTCATCCGCGTGCGCTCGTTGTACTCAGAGAAGATCGCCAGCATGTCCGACGCGAAGGGGCTCCGGAACTCCGACCATTTCGGGAATCGGAAGACCGACCGCCGCTTGATGGCGTTGAAGACCGCGCTCATCACCTCAGAGCGGTGAATCAGGAAGCGCCCCTTCGAGGAGTCGTACTTCATGATCGTCTTCGGAGTGGAGTACTGGTACCTGACGACGCGCTGGGATCCGTACGTCCGCAAGAGCTCATCATTCGGCCAGTAGCCTCCACCGTAATCGACCCCCACTCGGTCGATATTGAACGCCTTGAGGAGCTTCTTGATCTTGGTGATCTGCTCCTTCGGCTCCGCCTCCGCACCGCTGAATCTGTGCGAGAAGATGATGCGGAAGAACCCGTCGATGTACGCACCGATCATCAAGATCGTGTACGAGTTGTTGCTGTCCTGCCCCCAGTCGATCCCAGCGTAGACCTTCTTGCCCCGGACCTTGCCCATCGCCTCCTTCAGCTTGTCCGCGGCCATGCTGAATTCGGGGTCGCAGTTCGCCTGGACGTCGCTCTGCGTCAGGGGGCGCTGGCCGGAGTCAAAGCTCTGGCCAAGGACCTCATTGTAGAACTTGCCTCTCGAGTACCCGTTGTACTTCGTTAGAATGTTGCTCCAAGAGATCCAGGGCACCATCAACTGAGGGATGCGGAAGCCCTCGAAGGTGTCGAACTTCGGGTTCGGGTTGCCGGTCCGGATCCACTGAGCCATCGGGTGGTTCGCGTGGATGGGCTCCCCACACCGATCACAGGAGAGGCCTCGAAGGCCGATGTTCTTCTCCCCCAGGATGTTCCAGTGCCACGACCCGGGGTTGTTGGGGAGGCCATGCCTATCACAAGGCACCACCCACTCGTTCTTCGTCGAATACGAGTCCCAGTAGACCTGGATGGGGTTGTCCAGCGACTTGGGGGTGCCGCTGTAGATGAACCACTTGAAGGGGCTGTGGGATGCGGCCTCTTCGATGACCGGGATGTTGTCGAGCAGGAGATCCTGAAACTCGTCCATCGCGATGAGATCGGCGGACAGCCCACGGCACCGGTCAGCGTTGAGGAAGGCGTACCGCAGGGTGAGCTTGCTACGGTTGATCGCCTTCTTCTCGAAGACGTTGTCCGTGAGGTGCGACGGGAACCAGGTCCGTAGATCTGGACACGTATCGATCGACTCCTTCAGCCGCGTCTTCGAGAACTCCTTCGTCTGCGTGCTCGAGGGCGAGACGTAGAGAACCTTGAAGTGGGGGATGAGACACGAGTAGGCCAGCATCTTGTTGCCGAGCGTCGTGCTCTTCTCGACCTGTCTGCCGCACATCAGCAACGTGCGGGGTGCCTGGATGTCGTAGATCTCCCGAAGGTACCCCCGCTCTGCGAACGAGAAGTTCGTGAGGGACCGGGTGTGCGCGTCCGGCATGAGAACCGTGGTCTCGACGAACTCGGAGGGACGCACGGGGATCGGCGCACGGCGTAGATCTGCCGACTTCTGCCTCTCCCTACGCGGCGCCTGGTACTCCCATGGCCCCGAATGGTCTTTGGAAAAACTCATAGAAATCCGGCATAACGCTTTCGGAAGACACTATACACGGAGGATTTTCCCATGAATGATGACTTGAGTGTCCTGGTGGTCGGCGCAGAGGTGCGCGCCATCAGGAATACGGGCGAGCACATGCTCGCCCTCGTAGTGGAGGACCGCAGCGGAAAGCTGCACACGTGCATCCACAGCACGGGAGAGCTGGGCGCCCTGCAGGGCGCCCTCACCGAGAAGGCGCAGGATCCGACGAAGTTCGGGTCCTGCATGGTCGCAGAGTACTACCGCCGCAAGGCGCTGCACCGTCACCACCGGCAGACGGCGGGGGATGAGACCACCGGCATCTGTCGCGGGTGGCGGGTGACCTACCACAAGAAGCACGGGATCCAGCTCTGGGCGGCAGCGGAGATCACCGACAAGTTCGGCTCTTCGGTGGTCCCCGCACTGGTGCAGGAAATCCGGGAGGAGAACATCGAAGGGGTCCTCCAAGATCTCATCGGAGAGGAGATCCCGGAGGATGGCCGCTGGGGGATCCTGGTCCGGGAGCTCATCGGGAACCTGAGCGAGGTGCTCCCCCTGGGGAGCGTCTGGCCGCTCAAGGTGGGCTACCATGGGAAGTATGTCGTCAACGACCAGTCCCCCAGTGAGTCTCCCGATGAGCCTACGCTGGTCGGAGCAGGCGGAAGCCAGCTTCCGGAGATCTCTACTTGGTGACCTCTACTCGTGGGAACTGAAGCCGCAGGTGGACCCCCTTCGCTGGGTGGTCCACCTGCGGCTCAAGCGGTGGATCCGCAAAGAAGAAGTACCTTTTCTTAGGTCCCTCCTCTCGGAATGGTGCGAGGCCAACGACGCGGTCTACCGGAAGTCAACCTGGAAGAAGTGGGACTTCCGGGCGCTGATCTTCATCAAAGGGCTGGGTCCCGTGCAGGACAACAGCCCTTTTGACCTCTTGTAGCGAGACGCTACCGCAGCAGCTTCGCTTCCTTCGTGGCGCCGGGTCCCGCCAGGTAGTGGGCAGCAAGGCCGCCCGCCACGCCGCCAGCAACGGGGGAACCCACCGGCGAGGCCATCAGAAGTCCGCCAATGCCCCCAGCCATCGCACCGACTCCGGCCCCCCGAAGTCTATTTCCCTCGTGGGTAGTCATGGCGCCTGCAGCTCCTCCGGCTGCTGCCCCCAGCGCAGTAGCAGCTCCCAGCCCCGCAAGGATCAGCGCACCCATCTCCGTCACGGCAGTCTTCTCCCACAGCGGATGCTCGGCGAGAATCTTTTCGTACGCGGCAATCTTGTCCATGTCAGGACTCCTGAAGGCATCGATCCACCAGACCCAGGAAGTCTGACGTGTAGTGGTCGTAGCTGAAGAAGGGAGAATCGGTCACGCCCTTCGCACGCAGTCCGTGTGACTGGACCTCGGGGATGTAGTCCGCACTGAACGCCTCGGTGGAGCCGAAGTGGGACTCGACGATCTCTGCGAGGAAGCTGCGGAAGTCCGCGTTCTTGACGTCGAAGAACTGGTAGATCAGGTCCCCGTTCTTGGCCACGATCTCGGCGCGGAAGTGCGTGCCTCGGTACTCGGCACGCGGCGGAGTATCGAGCTTGACTTCGTGCCCTGGCGCTGAACGGTCAGGGTCTTTCATGAAGTCGGGAGTGTGCATCAGGCTGTAACCTTGGTGATGGTGATGGGGAGCTCGACGAACTATCGCCCTACCTCGTGACCCTGCCGCCGGGTCTGCCCGTCCGCCCCTTGAGCGCCTCCACGAGGGCGCGGGTCTGCTCCTCCTCGGGGTCGCCACCTACGGCCTCCAACAGCAGCACGAGGCTCGTGCGGTTGGCGAGGCCCGTGCCCAGGTCGATGTGGGCAATACGAGTGCTTGCGTCGACATGGGCCCCAGCGAGGTTCGCGCCCTCCAACGCGCAGTCCCGTAGATCTGCACCGTGCAGGTCGCACTTACGCAGGTCACAGTTCCGCAGGTCGGCACCCTTCAGTCCCGCCATGCGGAGGCTGGCCTCATTGAAGTCCAGTCCACGCAGGTCCTCGCCCATGCAGTTGAGCCGGCGCGGCGCGGCGCGCTCCCACTCACGGTAGGCGATGGACTCAGGAGACGCGGGATTGGAAGGGTCCCCGGTGGGCGGCCGGTCTGTGGGGGCGAGATAGCGCCCGTGGTCGGCGATGCGGTCGATGATGCTCACGAGTCACCTCACGTCGGTGCGGCTGTGGTGCGCGCGCGGATAGCGTTGATCGTCCCGTTCACCCCGGCCGGCAGTGTCTCCGCCGTCCAGGTGATGCCGTCGGACGACGTGATCACCGTCTGGGTCGTGCCGACGGCGACGAACTCGCCTGCGGAGGCGTCCCACGCCACGCCACGCAGATCCTCGGCCGTGCCACTGGTGCGCAGATCCCACGATAGCAGGGTGGGGTCTGCGGTCGTGGCAACGGCGCCTGAAGCCCCAACAGCAACCCACAGGCTGCCATCTGGCTTGCACGCCACGGCATAGAAGTTGGTTCCGGCAATGGCGCCGCCCGTGGCCCAGGTGGTCCCGCTGTCGGCGGAGTAGCCCAGGACACCCCAGGTCGATGAGCCTCCAACGACGACAATCAGCGTGCCATCTGTTGCCATCATTCGCGGGAACCCGACTGTCCACGTACCGATGGCGCGTTCGGTCCATGTCCCGCCGGGGCCGGTATCACTCGTCGAGAGGTGAGGTTGACCGTTGCCGCTGTTCCAGTGCCACCCGCATGCGAGCATGCGCCCGCTGGCGAGGGTGAGGAAGTCGTCAGCCAGGGAGTAGTTGTTGCCAGTCCAGTGGCCGCCGGAGTTGAACCTCATCTCGACCGAGCTGTTGAAGTTCCCGTCGGCGAGCACGTCCGCGATGGACTTGTACCTGCCGCGCCCATTGTTGTGACCGGTCAGCGCGTACCCGTTCACGCTGTCGATATAGACGGTCTGCGTGGCATAGCTGGTGCCACCAATGTTGGTGTTCCCGCCCCAGGACGGAGTGACGAGGTCCGTGGTCTGGGCGGTGTCCACACCGGTTGTCTGATCGAAGCGGCACAGGAACGAGAGGAGGTTGCCGTCCTCGCTGGTGTCGATGCCCAGGAGGTTCTGTCCTGACCACGTTTCGTGGACGGTCCACGAGCCACCGCCGTGCCTCCAGAGGGTCTCGCCGTCTGAGGTGACAGCCGTGAGCAGCGTGGCGGTGTCCGGGTACGTCTGGATCTCGATGTTGCCGGTCGTGTAGCCACCCACCGTCGCCGTGATGATGCGCGTCGCCTCGGTGAGGTCTGTGGCGGCCACGATGTCGAAGCTGCCGTCGCCGTTGCCAGACACCGTGAAGGATGAAGCATCCGCACCGCCGAGCGTGGCCCCGTCCGCGTCCACGGGGCCGCGGAATGCGACAGACCCGACCGTCGTGCCCGAGGGCGAGGCAGAGACATTCAGCTCGAGGATGGATGGCGTGTTTGCGTCAGGATCGAGGCTGCTCCCGCCGCCCGCGCCCGCGATGCGCTCGGAGTACGCGAACACACTGACACGCCCGTACGCGTCGGTCAGCACATGCGACAGCTGCACCCCGTCGCCTGTGGCAGTCGACGGGTTGGTCCACGACGGAGACGCCGTCGTGCTGCCCGTCACCGTGAGGGGGGCTCCGTCGGAGCCCTGGGCGGCCACAGTGCTGTGCGCGGGGCTGTCGGACCCTCCGGAGTCGGAGAGCGTGGCAGAGCGCGCGCCGGCCGCGGAGTTGAACGCTTCGGCATTCGTACGGCCTGCCACAGCAAGCTGCGGAAGCGGACGAGTGCAGTAGATTCCCAGCGTCTCGATCTCACCGCCGATGTCCGCTTCCAGCTCATAGTAGCCAGGCCCCGGAAGGGTGATGGTCGTGCTGGACGCAGCGGCATCCGCGATGACGACGGCCCCGGTTGTCGTCCCATTCGGGAATGCAGGATCGTTGGCCGCCGGAACGACGGTGGCCGTCCATCCGTTGAACGTCCCCAGCGAGCCTGCCGGCGTGGCAATCGCATGGGGCCCGAGGGTGGACACCTGGAGATCCGCCCCCTCTCTGGGGACGATCGCAGCTCCGCCGCCCATGATTCCAGTGAAGCCCACCGCGCCCTCCTACAGAGTCCAGGAGACGAAGTAGTCCATCGACGCGGAGAAGACGATGTCGATCGCCCCGCCGACCGGAGAGACCAGTCCCGTAGGGGAGTCCTCGAACCCGCCGCTCGTGCGCACCGTGATTGGGTCTCCGCCGTCGATCGTGATCGTGCCATCTGCGCCGTTGGCGAAGGCCGTGATCTTCTGGACCGTGGCTCCCGCGGGGACAGTCACGGTCGCGCCTCCGGTGCCCGACGCGTGATCGTAGTCGCCGTCATGGAGCAGGTTGATGTGGCCGGAGGCATTGCGGTCGATGCTCAGGATCGCAGACGACGCGACGTCGTTGTCCGCCATGTAGGTCTTGAGCTCGAAGATGGTCGCGAACGACCGGGAAGTCTGTCCCATGTGCGGCTCCTGCTACGCGAAGTTCTGGGAGTGTACCCCGTGGCCGCTACCCAGGCCGGAGAAGCTGTCATTGGGCCGCAACGTCAGCTCCCCTCGGACTGGAGAATCTCGTCCCGGGAGCGATTGCTCACAGAGCCTGTGGGGGCCAAGTCTATCAAACTGGGCATCTCTTTCCGACCGTGGAGGACCTTGAACTTCTCGAACTTCTTGAGCGTCTCCTGCAGGGCACTATCACCTGCCTGAACGCGCTCGTCGATTCGCGCCAGGCCGCGCGCCAGGTTCCCCAGCATCTCCACCTTCTTGGACGAGAGCGGTAGTGACCGGGCCTCGAGGAACGAGTGGTACAGCTCCCGCTGCACCTCGACCATGATCTTCTTCCCGTCCAGCTCCCGGTGAACCCCCAGGCGGTAGGCCGCAGCCTCCGGACCTGCGCGCACTGCAAGCTGGTACGCGCTCTGCAGCGGGTAGGTGCGCTTTGTGGAGTCCGTCTGAAGGTACTCGGCCCAATCCCCCACACCCATGATGTCTGGATTCCAGAAGTAGTGCCGGAACTCCGCAACCGCGAGCTCCGGGACCGCGCACCCGAGCTCCCCCAGGTTTGCGGCGGCCTCGTGGAACGGGACCCCGCTCATCACCAGAGCCTCTGCCTTCTCCCGCACATGGGGATTGCCGAGGATCAGACGCTTCATCGCATGCGTCGCGGCGTCTGGGTGAACCAGGGAGAAGATCTTCTTCTCCCTTAGCCAACGAGTGGAGGCGCGGTGCTTCGGGTCCCAGGGCCGGAAGTCCTTTGGTCCCCCCGACACCTCCCTCTGGAGCCGGTCGTGGTCTTCCTCGGAATGCGCGGAGAGGCCGTGGATCTCAAGGTTCAGCACCACCTCTTCATACGACAGCGCCGCCCCGATCACGAGGAGGTACTTGATGAAGAATTCAGCCGGGTGCGCCATAGAGCTACTCCGTCATAAACCGATCGAGGTCATCCAGGGATTTGATCTCCTTCTCCAAGGAATTCATTTTGCCTCGAATTCTATCGACGCGGGCACTCGAGAGGTCCAACTCTCGCAGGGCAGCCAAGTGATTTCGATTGTCCAGGGCATCCTGCAACAGCCCCCCTGCGTGCGCGCGTTCCAGCGCCGCATTGGCCCGGCGGAAAGAGCTGGTCACATCTGCCATTCCCCCCGCGGTCATACCTACGGCACCGCCGAGCGCCCCGCCTGCGATAGTTCCGCGAACACGAGACTTCCGGGGCAGCTCTCGGCTCTTGGCGTAGCCAAGCGCAGCTCCGCCCACCACGCCGGTTAGGGCCCCAACTGGGGCCCAGGCTGCAGACTTTTCGAAATCCTCCCAGAGTGGGTGGCCTTCCAAAAGAGATTCGTATGCTGCGAGTTTGTCCACGGTGGTCCTCAGTAGCGGCTATGCCGATCGATGCGATCCAGGCGATTGCGGAGCTCATGGTGGCGATCTTCCGCCCGCTGCTCCTTGTAGAACTCGTTCAACTCCCGCTGGTGCTGCTTGGTATCGAGCTGCCGGCGGACGGCCCCCAGGGTGGCCCGGTCGTAGTTGTTGTTGCGGACGATGCTCTTGGCCGCCCGGATGTGGCTCTCATCTTGGGCAGACAGCCCGGCGCCAACCAGGGCCCCACCGAGGCCACCGAGGACTCCCCCGATCACAGCGTTGGGTGCCGCACGCCGTGACGGTCCGCTCAGGGCCGCGCCGAGCGCCCCGATGCCGCCCCCAACAAGGCCGCCCACCAGGGAGGCCTTACCCATGGGGGTAGCCTTCTCCTTGGCCTTGGCCTTGGCGTACCGAGAGTACTGACGCTTCCGAACGCCGTACGGGATTGCAGCTTCTGATACATCCGGCTCTTGGGCGCCGAAAATGCGTGCGAGCTTGTCCATGGGGGCGGCTCCCTGTTTCGCCAAGAAGGACTCCGCGTCCCTGCGGTGGTTCTTGTACTGCCGAGAGCGCCACCGGTGGCGCAGGGTGCCCGGAGGAGTTTCAGCGAGCTGCTGCTTCTTCTCCATCTCCATCTTCCGGAAGGAGTCGTACGCCTGCCGGACCTCGGCAGGCGTCATGTTTCCGATCTCGATGAGCTGCGGGGCCACTGCGGCCTCCTACACGGTGTATTTCTTGAGGCTCTTGAGGCCGGTGATGACGTCCTCAAGTGCGAACAGCGCACGGACCGCTGCGGTCTTGGGGATGGACTGCAGGCCGACCTGCGCCGCGAGGACTACTCCCGCCAGCTTCGTGGACGCATCCTCGAGCTGGGGCAGGAACTCCACGAAGGTGTCCACGTTCTCGGGGTTCAGGAAGTTGAGCGCGAGGACAGCATCCACGGACGCGGTGTCCACCATGGCGGAGGCCCGCTTGTCAAAGGAGATGGCGCTGATCTCCTTGATCAGGTTGACCCGCTTGGGGATCTGCACGTCGAGCATGTCCACCGCGGCTTCCTTCGCCGCCTCGACCTGGTACTCATCCCGACTCGAGAGCGGCTGGAGCCCGAAGAGGCGAACCGCCTCTCCCGATGCTGCGGCCTTCTCGAAGATCGCAGTGGTGAGATTCTGCGGCATGCCCGCCGCAGCCAACCAGAAGGCCCCGTCCACCCAGTCATGCTCCCCGGAGCCGAGCTTGTCGAAAACCGGACCGTCAAGCCGACAGCCGCCCTGCCAGGCGCGGATCTCCACCATCGTGGGGTACGCGTTGGCCTGCGCCGCCTTCATGAGCTCGGGCCCCGCGGTGAGCTGCACCGGGTTGTCCAGAGGGAGGAACTTGTAGTCGGCAGGGATTGCGATCTCGGTAGGAGATGACGCGACCGGAGACGCCAGGCCCTCCGAGGGGATGATCCGGATGTCCTGTCGGTTCATGTCCTGCGCTGCGAAGTACCCACGACCCTCCACCGTGACCTTGGTGAGGATCGTGTAGGGCACGGTGGCGACGATCGCCTTCTCGTTGACCTTCACGAAGACGCCGAAGCCTCGGACTTCAGGCTTCTGGGGCAGCGGCAGGTTGTGGCTCACCCCCACGAGAGATCCCACGATCTCCGGCTGCACCGAATACTGACTCCCGTTGGTGAAGAGCTTCATCGGAGTCGGCTGACCCGCAACCGGGTCGAACAGCGTGGGGAGCACAAAACCCACCACCTGCTTCCCGGTGGAGGCGTCAGTGACCTTGTAGATGCCGAACTGACTCACCGGAACCGCCTGCTCCTGCAGAGGGTCGGGCGCAGCCTGGACGTTGGTGACGGTAGCCGCTCCCTGCTGGTCAGCGGCCTGCAGCATCTCCGGAGGGAGCGCCTGCTGGGCCTGCTGAGCCGTCACCTTGGTCTCCTGCGGGGCCATGCCCTGTGGGGCAGCAGAGACCTTGATGACGTAGCCGTAGCCGTCTGGCCGCACCTGTACGACATCGGTACCCGGACGGAAGGCGGAACGAGCAGCAGAGGCCAGCTTCTCCGAGCTGGTGATGGGGCGCTCAGTGAGCCGGGCGAGACAGGCCATCACCGAGGCGTTCTTCTCGATGAGCCGGCGAACCTTGGGGTCTGCGAACTCCTGGTTGAACGCGCCGAAGTCGCTCTCGTTGAGCGTACCTGAGATGGCCTGACAGAGAGACCCTCCAGAATGCGTGGTCACGGGCTTCTCCTACTCAGGATTTCTTGGGGTATTCCTGATCGATCGTATCGACCAGCTTGAGGAACTTGGCAGTCCGAGATGTTTCGGCCGCACGGATCGCCGCAAGTGCAGTGTCTTTCGAGACCTTTCCCCGAGTCAAATCTCTGGCCGCCTGGCTGGCATACTGCTTCCGCAGCTTCAATTCACTGAGCGCCGGATCGATGGCCGAACTTGTCTTGACCTGGTCTCGCTCCACCCGGGAGTAGTCATCGCAGACACCCTCTGGAGTTGCCCCGAAGGAGAACTGTTCGCAGTACCCGCCCCCGGAAGCGATGGCCCGGTAGAAGCGGCAGTCCTCGCACTTCTCATCCCTCGACGAGATCGGGGTGTACCCCGGGGCGTCGGATGCCGCAGCCAGCTTGGGGTAGAACGGGAGCATCAGCGCATGCCGGCGATGGGACTGGGCTTGAGGTAGCGGTAGCCCTTCTTGGCCTTCTCGAAGACCATGAACAGGCCGGGGGAAGGGAGTCCGCTGCGTGCAGCCCGGATCTCCTCGCGCATCCCACCGCTGAGCATGCTGCGGAGCTTCTGCTGGTCCGAGACCTTCTCGAGCTTCTTCGCCATGCTCCGAGGTACGGCCATCACGAACTTCGTGCCGGGCACCTGGTAGAAGGCGAGGGAAGCCACCGTGGCCCCGCTCTTCAGAGGAAGCCGCTGGCTCCCCACTACTGCAGAAGCCGGGACCATGTTCGAGGAGCTGAAACTGAGGGTGACGGAACCTTCCTTCTTGAGAAGGCCCATCTCCCTACGCGCCGCATCTCGCTTCTTCCGCCGCCAGTTCTGGACTCCCTGATTGGCGGCGGTGATGGCCGCACCCGTTCCAGTACCAACAAGAGCGCCACCGAGGCCGGCTCCAAGCCGCTGCTGGATGCCCTTCTTGTCCCATTTGGCCTTCGATGCTCCCATCGCCCTGAGCGCCCCGAGACCGGCACCAACCCCGATAGGGATGGTGGACTGACGAACGGCCCCTTCGACCCTCTCCTTCCCGGAGAGCCCGCGCTGGTATTTGTCGAGCTTCTTCGTCCGCTTGAGCTCCGCCATCTGCTGGAGCTGGTCGGCACTCATGTTCTCGTAGTTCGGCGCCCCCGCAGACTTGTGGAGGCCAAAGCCCTGACGCTGCTGGTAGGGCGGGTGCAGCTGGTCGATCAGAGACTTCTGCCCAGACGGACGCTTGGCCGGACCGTCGAAGATGGCCGGGCTGGTGAGCGCAGACTGCACACGCTCCGCGGTCAGGGGGAACGCGTTCCCCGCGACCTCGAATACGTGGAAGGGCTGCAGCTGTCGGTCCGAGATGATGATCGGAATCCGGAGCATGTTCTCAGGATTCTTCGACTCGGTCGCCGCAGCGGGATCACTCTTCGGCAGCAGCATGGCGTGCCCGAATGCGAATCCGGCCTCCGGCTCCATGCGCTGGATGTCAATGTTGACTTCGAACTGGCTGAGGAACGGGAGCTGCTGGTGCAGGTTCGACAGCACATGCGCAGGCCACTTCGTCTCGTCGTCCGGCATCTTGGCGATGGACGCCGCCTTCTCGAAGAAGGAATGCGGGTCGACCTCGGGAAGGAAGAGGGCAGTCATCGAGGTGCTCCTACAGGACGGCTGAACTGGTGCCGGCGCGCGTAGCCAGGTTCGCCTGCCTCGTAACCTCCAAACAAGAGGTGATGTTCGCAGGCACGGGTGAACCCATACTACTCGCTCTCGAGCGTGGAGGAAAGGAAGGGCTCCCCTGTGATCTCTGATGCGGCGAGCTCGCCCAAGAAGACCGCCGTGTCCGGGGTAGGGACCCCCAGAGCGTTCAGGCCTGCTTGGATCTCAGCGAGAGACTTGGAGAGGGCGGAGAGGAAGGAACTGCCCCGGAGGACCGGCTCACTATTGCCGGTGTCTACGTCCTTGGCGATCCTGATCTTCTCAGCAGTCTCGAGGAGCGCCGCTCCCTGGCGGGAGATCCCGAACGTCAGGCTCTCGGCTGACACCGGGGCCATCTCGTCGTCGTAGACCCGGAAGTCCACTACTCGCGCTGCGGGGTCCGGTGCGTCGGGCCTCCGCACAGGGATCGTGATGGGCAGAGGCGCGAGGGCACCTGCCGCAAGGAGTGTCACCTTGGTCGAGACATCCTTCAGAGGAGGCCGGTCTACCGGCTCATCGAGCTCCAGTCGGGTCCCCTCGGTAGCCCCCATCTGCAGGCGGAGCGTAGAGCTGGGGGAATCCACATACTGGCGTACTTGGTGCTCGTACTGAGCTGTCAGCTCTCCATCTCGATCATCTTCTCTGTGGAGGTTTCGCCAGGAAATCTTCCCGCCGAATGTCTCCACCTCCCAGTTCTCCGCCAGGGTGAGTACCTGGTTCTGCTGGGGGTTGAAGATGGTCCGAGCCAGCGGAGTGCTGCGGATCTCTACGATGCCCCCACGCCGGATCACCACCCCGTTCTGATCTCGAGAGAGCGCGGCGATATCCCCCGGGTTCAAGTAGGGGCGACCGGAATGGAAAGAGCCCGCTTTGCGCGCATCCTCTGTCGTCGGATCCATGGTGTACGCGTACCCGACGAGGAACTTCTGCGACCCGTCTGACGGTACGGCCACGTACACCCGAGCACCGACCTCAGGCATGGCATGGATGCCTTCCCCCAACGCGCCCATGAACAGCGATGACACCAGAACAGGAGTGAACTCCTTCGGTGGGTCATCGCCGATCACGCGGCAGATCCAGCGGTCGGGGTCCACCTCGACCACTCGGCCGAGGTGGATCTGCGCTGAGACCGCCCGGGTTGGCGTGGCGGGACTCTCCATCTACTTCTGGCCACCGCCGAGGACGCGGTAGCCTCCGTAGCCGGCGGCACCCACTCCAGCAGCGCCCGCGGCACCGAGGGCTGCCTGGCCGCCGCCGGTCTGGAGGGCGCGACCAACGTGCATCTGGGCGCGGCTCCCGAGCCACTTGAGCTGATCTCCTGCGCCCATGCCCTTGTTCATCTTCCAGCCGCCACGGACGAACTTACCCCCCTCTCGGGTGCCCCCCACCCGAGTTCCGACAGTCTTCGCTCCCTTCATGCCAGAGCGGAACAACCCCTTCCCGAACTCCTGCAGGGCCTTGATGCCCGCCTCCTTCTCCATCTGGTCGAAGGCGAGAAGGTACGGGCCCGGCATGTAGCCCTCAGAAGTGCCGTATGCGTCGATGATCGCCTCGGCGGTCTTCTCTGCGTCGAGGCGTGCGAGAGCGGCTTCGTAGGCGGCGATCTTGTTCATGGTCATTTCCCGAAGAATGAGAACCTGGAGGGTGGCGAGGCCGGGGCCTTCTTTTGGGGCGCAGGCCGCGAGACAGGAAGTGGCTTGGGGGCCGACTTGGGCATTGTAGCGGGGGACGGCGGAGTGAGCCCGAAGGAAGCACCGTGGGCAGCTCCGGGGATGGGGTGGCCGTGGATGTCAGAGACCCAGTTCTGGGCCCCTCCTTCCACGTACGTCTCCTTCAGCCGCTGGAAGTTGAGCCGCGCCATCCAGTCCTCTGACCCTGCCAGCGGAGCCTGGTTGAGGGGCTTGAGCGTGGGGCTGTGGGTGATCTCCTTCCTGCCTGCCCGGCGCAGGTCTTTGTTCAGGTTCTCGACCTCACTCAGAGGGAGCATCTGCCCGCGCAGGATGTTGGGGGCGTCACCGGGGTTGTTCACCTTGGTGAGATCGGTCATCGCCCGGATCACCGTCTCGATGTTGCGCCTCCGCTCGTTCCCTGTGGTCTCCACGTAGAGGCTGTTCAGGTTCTCCGTCAGGTGGTTCCGAACCGCACCCATGCTCTTTGTGATCTCGAGGATGTGGTTCGGGTTCTTCCTGCCTGTGGAGAGGGCCTCCGCCTTCTTCACTTCCGCGCCTACCCGAATCTTGGGGAGGAGCTGGTTGGTGTGCGGGACCGTGTGCTGCTTCCCAGTGATCGTCACGATCTTTCCACCCAGGGCGTCGCTCATGATCTTCTCTACGCGGCCCGACACGGTCGCCAGCGTCGCCTCACCGCGCAGCTTCTTCGGGACCTTGAGGAGGTCTTCCGCCGCGGTGAAGTAGTCTCCGACATCTCCCGCACCGCCCACACCACCTGTGTGGAACGTCCGCATCTGCATCTGGGTGATGGGCTCTCCGAGGGCGTGCCCCGCGATGACCCCGACGTTGGTGCCGACCTTGTAGTTCTTCCCGCGCTCGCTCAGCCCGTAGCAGGTGGCGCAGATCCCCTTCACTTCCTTGCAGGCCAGGGGAGACCGGACCAGCACCTTCTTGGGGCCCGAGTTCTTGAGGCGCGTGCGGAGGGGCTCAGTGATGAGCGTGCCCTTCTTGAGGGAATCGCCGCCCTTCAGGGGGACATCAGCAGCCAGGTAGCGGCCGCCAACATCTGCATCCGTCACGGGGAGGAGGGTGCCCTTCGTGGTGCCACAGTCTTCCGACTTGATCGTCTGGTCGATGACCGTGTTGATAAGCTCCTTGGTGAGCGCGCCAGGCTTCGCCGTCGCGCTCGCGCGGTCGATGGTTCCCTTCCGCGCTCCATGCAGGGATGCCCAATACTGGGAGATGGGGAGGCCTTCTCCGAACGACTTCACGATCGGGAACGGGACCTCCTTGTTCATCGGATCTTGGACCAAGATCGGGCCCATCACGAGCTGGCCGAACTGGTTCCAGTTGCCCTTCGCCCCGCTCTGCGCCCAGTCCCACATGCGGTTGCTGTCCGTGCGGTTGTACCGAGCGGTGCCGACCTCACGGAGCTCTGTCTGCGCCTTGCGGTACAGGTTGACGATCTTCTGGTCCTTCTCCTTCTGGCTGCCGGAGCCCTTGCGGATCTCCCGCTCCTTCACCTGGTACTTCTTGAGGCGCTCATCTCGGAGCTTGAAGCCGTCATGGAAGTCGTTGAGGCTGACGCTCGACCCGTTCTTGTAGGCCAGATTGTGCCCCAGCGTCTTCCACTGATCGATCATCGAGGCGAACTCACCTGGGTGCGCTCGAGCGACCCGCGTAGCGAGACCCTTCATCTTCCCCTTGGCCATGCGGAAGCTGGGGTCATGCAGGAGCTCGGCATCTCCCTTGAACTCCGCGGGGAGCGTCTTGTTCAGCGCCAGGCGGCCCGGGGTGGTGGGCTTCGTCATCCCCTTGACTGAGATCACATCGTAGGACTTCAGCTTGCCCTGCTTCATGAGTTTGAGGGCCTCCTCCTGCGTGAAGGATCCGGACTTCTTCTTCCCCCAGCGGGTCGCCTGGTAGATCCCCAGGACGCCATCTTGGCTCGGGGCGACCATCAGGTTGCCAGAAGTGGGCGAGAAGAGATTCTTCGAGGGGAGCATGCCCTTCGCCTCTTCCACCGCCTTGTCTGAGATCGGGACGTACATGGCCATGGTGTCCCCATCGAAGTCAGCGTTGAAGCCTCCGACGACCAGGGGATGGATCTTGATGGAGCGGCCCTCTACGATCTTCGGGCGGAAGGCCATCATCGAGAACATGTGAAGGGCGGGGTCCCGCTTCATGATCGCGGGACGGTCCTTCACCACGCGGGCCAGCGCCTCGTTGGCGGCGGGGTGGTTCTTCTTGATCATCTCCCGCGCCTCTCGTGGAGTACGCGCGCGCCCCATGCGGCGCCAGAGCTCCCGGATGACGAACGGCTTGTACATCTCCATGGCCATGGAGCGGGGGACCCCGACCTCATCCAGCGGGAGGTCTGGATCTGGTGTGATCACAGAGCGACCAGAGAGATCCTGACGCTTGCCGAGTACGCCCGTCTGGAAGAACGAATATTTCGGCTGGCTGCTCGCCCCCGAAAGCTTGTCCATCAGACTCGGGAGCTGCTTGCCCTCGAGCGTCATCCCGGTTGTGCGCAGCGCCTTGACGGTCGTGTAGATCTCCGCCTGGAGCTTCTGGATGTCCCCCACCGGCAGACGCTCCTTCTCCGCGTTCTTGAGCTGCCTCACCATAGACCCGGTGATGGCGTACATCTGGTTGACGGGGTCGATGATCTGCGTGCCGTCAAAGCCGATGCTCACCTTCCGGAGCTGCGGAGGAAGCACCGGGATCACACGGTTGGTGTACGCGTCGATCGGCTTCAGCTTCAGCTTCTTCAGGGCGCGGAGATAGCGAACACGCTTGTACTCCACGTTGAGCTTGCCCTTCTTCGCATCCGTCAGGGACTTCTCGCTCTTCTTGAGCTCAGTGTCCACGTTCAACGCGCGGAGCTTCTCCTCGATGATCGTGAAGCCGGACTTGCGACCCTGCGCACCGGACTCGGACAGGAGCTTCCGGAACTCGGGCTTCTTCATCCGGAGCAGCAGCCGGACAGGCTCTTCGAAGACCGGGTTGGGCACGCGCATGCCCAGGTCCATGTGACTCCACTTCCGGCCGTCAAGCCCTCCGGTCTTGCCGCGGTCAAAGAGGCCGCCCCGCTCCTCTCGAGTCAGCGAGCCCTTGGCCGCGAGCGTCTTCTCTGGGAGGGTGAGCTGACCACTGCTCTGGGCAACGGCCTGGGCATCCGTCATGGGCATGAGGCTGTACTTTCCACCCTTCTCGGATGTACTCACCCCCATCGCACGGAGGTAGTGCTGGAAGTGGACCATGGAGCGGGGGACCTTCGGGGGCGGCGGGCGCTCTCCCCGCATGATCCGCAGCCACACATCCTCGGCCTGCTCTCGGTCAGACTTGTAGGTCTGCATCTCCCGAAGGTTGTGTACAGCTCCGTGAGCCAGCATGGAGTACAGATCCAGGCCACCAATGCGCTGGCCTCCCTGCCCGACGCCAGAGCCCTGAGCTGCCTCCCCAGTGGGACGGTACTTGTACCCGAATCCACCAGCGCGAGCCGTGACCTTCTTCTCCGCCTGATGGTCCAGCTTCAGCGTGTACTGGAACCCCGTGAAGATCTGACCGAGGCTCTCCCCCGTCTCCGGATCGAAGAGCTCTTCGGTGTCCGAGAGCTTGTGCTTCTTGAGCTCGTCCTTCACGAACTGGCTGTAGTCCTTGTCCGGGTCGAAGTTCTCAACCAGGAAGGGCTTGCCCGTCTTCTTCGCGATCTTGCCCGCTGCGGTCTCGAGGACCTGTCCGACGTTCATGCGTGAGGGGATGCCCGCCGGGCTGTGGAGAACCTCGACGTGCTTCCCGCTCTTGTCCCGCGGCATCTGGTCATCGGGGAGGATCTTGGTGACGATGCCCTTGTTGCCATGTCGACCTGAGAGCTTGTCCCCGATCTCCATCGTCTGCTCAGTCCGGACGTAGACCGCCAGCTTCTTCCCGGTGTTCACCACGCGAACGACTGTGCCGCCGTACTCGTGATCCCAGATCTCAGCGGCATCGACGTAGTCCCGGATCGCCTTCTTCAGCGCGGCCTTGACTACCTGGGTCTCCTTGGTGTTGTCCTGCTTGCGCAGCTTCGCGATCAGGACATCTCCGGGCTGAACCCGGGTCCCCTTCTTGATCACGCCATTCTCATCCAGCTTCCGAAGCGCCTCAGGAGTGGCCTTGATCGCCCCAGCGTACTGCCGCCACAGCTTCCGGTTCACCACCACGTTCGGCGTCATCTCGACTTCGACGCTGTGCAGGTGACTGGACACCAGGCTGGACGCGGCACTCTCCGAGATGACGATGCCATCCTCGAAGTTCAGGCCCTTGTACGGGATGTAGGCCACACGCAGGTTGGTACCCAGGGCCAGGGTGCCCTTGTGGGTGAAGTTGGAGTCCGCGATGACCTGGCCGCGCTTGACCTTGTCCCCCACCTCTACCAGAGGGGTGGAGTGCATCATGTGCTTCGCGCCGTTCAGCGGGTAGTGATCGTACAGGGGGTACTTCGAGGCCTTGCCGTCCGGGCCCTTCACCACGATGGCCTTCTTGGAGACAGAGGAGACCGTCCCATCCGTGACCGCTGTGATAGCGGCCATGGCGCCCACCAGGCGCTCGTAGGAGGCCTTCCCCTTCTGGACTGACTGTACCAGTGGGGCCTCCCGCTTCTGGAGCCCCACGGCCTGCTCCTGGTGCTTGGCGGCCATCATCGCACGGTTGCCGTTGTCGTTCTGGATGAACGGCACCAGGTTGGCGCTGATCGCGAAGAGGTTCCGAGCCGAGGGGAGCACGTACTGGACCTGATTCCATGGGCGCTTGGAGGTGTTGCGCTCGTCGTCGTAGACAACGACATTCGAGAACCGAGGCTTCAGGCTGTACGTGCCGTCGGCCTTCTTCGTGACCTTGACCTGGTCTGGGTAAGCGACCACCGCGTTCTCGAGCTCGGCGGCGCTCTTCTCTTCGACCCGACGGGTCTTCACGTTGATGACCTGCGCCATCAGCCGGTGGCCCTTCTTCTTGGCGCCGAGAGGTACATGGAGGACTACGCCAGTGGCGGAGTTCTCAGGGGTCTGAAGCGGATCGAGGAGCCCGAGGTGACTCGGGTTGATCAGCTTGTCCTGCATCATGTTGACGTTGTCGCCCTTGATGCCGCCGAACTCCGCTCCGAGGATCGTGGTCTTCGTGTGGTTCGAGACGAACTGCAGGGGGTTCGTCTGGGTGGGGAGCTGTCCCGCCTTGAACTTCGACAGGATGGCCGCGCCGTACCCCACGCCAGGTGCGGGGATGATCTCCGAGATGCGATCGCGGCGATCGACGTTGTTGCGAATCTTCCGCTGCAACGAGTAGATGTTGGCGCCCTTCGTCAGATGCTCGTGGATGAAATCCTCGGCCCCGAAGAGGCGCTTGTTCGAGAGGGACTGTCGATCGTCCTCCTTCACGCGACCCTTGCTGATCCCCACCAGCTTCGCCGCGGAGAGGAGCAGGGCCTCCCCGGAGATCTTCTCGAACTTCTTGCCCAGCGCGGACTGCATCGTGTCGGCGCTGACTTCGGCTCCCTCAAACACCTGCTTGGCGAACTGGGCAGCCTCTGCTGGGGGCGGGGGCTTGTAGTCCTGAGACTTCTTCCGGTTCTCGATCGCCTTGTGGAACCGCTGCAGGGTTCCGGGCTTTGCCGCAGCCCTGTTGGCCTCGAAGATCTTCTCTCCGAACTTGGACTTCATCTGCTCATCGCTGATGCCCATGGCCTTGAGCACCGGGTAGATCGCGATCTTCACGGTGGACGCATCCCCGCTCTTCACGATCAGGTGCATGCGCCCGACCTTCTTCGGGTCCTTCCGCTCGATGAAGATCTTGAAGGACCCGATCTTTGACCCAGCAGCGACATTCCACTTCGCGAGGAGGTCGCCGTTGCTGGCCTCTGCGTGGTAGGCACCGGGGTTCAGCCGAAACACCCCATCGAACTGCCGCTCGCTGCCTGCTACGATGTAGCTGTACCGAGTGGTGATCTTGGGCAGAGTGCCGATCGTCCGGGTCTTCTCGTCCAGAACCTTCTTGGTCTCGATGTCCACCAGGCGGAACTTCGCCTTGATGTCCGGTCCCCAGGTCTTCCCCGTCAGTCGCGCGCCCGCCTGGGACTCGTAGTTGGCCGAACTGAACTTCGGCCCTTCCTCAATGACGAGAGAGAGGAGCTCCAGGCGGTGCTTCCTGCCCTCAATCGGAAAGTGAGAGGAGATCGCCTCTTTGGTCTTCTGGACCAGGGAGCGGTGGGCTGCTTCAGGGTTCAGATTGGACACCTAAATACTCCACAGATCGAGGCCATAAGTATAACAGTCGGCAAGTAGCGCCGACGCTGGAGCAGCACATGATCAAGCAGCAGCGTACCAAGACCGATCCCGACCCCCAGCCCATCGAGCCGGAGTGGCCCGATGATTGGGGAGGGCTCTGAGATGCTGACGTGGGCCTTCTGGGCGGCAGTGATTGCTGCCGCCGTGAGAACATCGTCTGACGTCTTCGAGGATCACATCGAGGACTTGGACGATGCCCAGGATGGGTAGGAGGCCCCGGGAGAGTGTCCTTCGAGGTCGGCGTGATGCCGGCCTCGAGGGGCTTTCTCTCCGTCCTCCCGAGATTTCTATAGCCCCTCGAACCGCAGAAGAGGACATCCTCGCAGCATACTGCCCGATCGTAGAGGGACGCTGTGGGGACATGGACTGCAAGGGCTGCCCAGAGTTGAAGGAGGAAGTACCCGATGCCCTGTGGTTGTGCTCTGCCTGCGCGGGGGCCCTACCGGCTCTCCCCTTTTGGGGCGCAGGAGAATGTGCTGGCTGCGGAGACTACTCGAGTTTCCTGCTGGCGGTGATGCCGTGACCCCCAGCTACTACTGTGAGTACTGCGGAGCTCACATTGTGCGGCGGGAGGCCGCCCTCTGTCTCTCCCGACACCGGATTTTCCGACGGGCCGTGCGGTGGACCGCAGAAGTAGAGACGTTCACTACGGGAGATCACGAAGTCATGTTCCATGAGGCGTGCTTCGTGGAACATGCCCCCAAGATCTTGGGGGCTCTGCTGGAAGGAATCCAGATCTCAAAGCCTCGCAAGTGGGCGATCAACCCACCGCAGTGGGATTAGCCGACCTGGCGTCCCGCACTGGCCTGCGGAGTTCCATTCGGAGCAGGATTCGACATCGCGTTTGTCGGATCCTGCTTCGACCCCGTCTCATTCATTAGCTGGACTACCAGCTGGTAGAGCGCGGGGTTGGAGGTCTGCATCTGCGCAAGAGACTGGAACATCGCCTCCTCACCCTGCTCAGCCTTCACGGTGCGCAGGAATGCCGCGGCTCGCTGCGCGATGTACCGGAGGTCTACGCCTCCTCCACCGGGCTGTACCTGTGACTGCATTCCCGCCATCGCTGCCGGCATGCCCGTGGCGTTGGGGTTCTGTGCGTTCTCGTCGTACGCCGTGGCCCCTTCTGGGAGACCTGCAGTCTGCTGGGCCTGATCTCCGCCCTGCTGAGGCTGCTGTGAAGGCTGCTGTGGAGGCTGCGCGGGCTGCTGTGGGGGAGGCTGCCCCGGAGCTCCGCCCTGCATGGCCGCCTGAGCCTGCATCTGCTCCTGCTGCATCTCCATCTGTACCTTGGCCTGGGAGCGCATCTGGAGCTCCTGGGCCTTGGTCTGGTAGCGGGATCCACGCAGCTGGGCTTCGCCCTGGATGTCGGCAGAAGCCACCTGCATCTTGCGGTTGGCCTGGAGCTGCGTCGCGATCTCGTCTTCCATGCGCTCGGTCTCGAGGTCGAAGTTCTCTCCGACCTCCTCCATGAGCCGGCGGTTGCTGATCTTCTGTGCCTGGTTGAGCTGCAGGTAGAACATGCTCCTCTGGAGATCGTCGGCCATGCGGAACTTGTCGAACCGCGCAGGGACCTTCGGCCAGTCCATGAAGGAGAAGATCTTCCCGAGGATGAACTCATTCACGAGCTCATGCCGCTGCATGTTGAAGCCCAGGAACATGTTCTCCAGGGCACGGAGAGAGGTACTCGACCCACTCCACTGGAGGCCGCCGAAGATGAACTCTACGGGGATGCCGGCACCGGCCAGCATCTGCTCCGCGAGGAGTCGCATCTCCTGGTAGAGCAGGAGGGAGCGCCCCTGGCCGCCGATCTGCTGGAAGCCGACGTTCACCGGAAGGACAGGGATGTAGTTGTGGTCCCGCTTCCACATGTTGATCTCTTCATCAACACGCTTCTTCCAGTTCGTCAGGTTGTACGCGCCGTACGGCCCCTCGTTACCTCCCGTGCTCTGGCCCGGGAAGAGAATGCGGAGGGGGACGATGCTCTCCTGGAGGACTGCCTCGTTCGCCTTCTTCATCACCTGCAGGTAGTACGCATCCTTCAGCAGCGGGTAGATCAGGGGGGTTCCCCACCCCTGGTCCTTCTGCGCGATGGTCGGACGCTTCAGGTGGTACAGGTTGTCCTTCGAGAAGAGCAGAGACTTCCGACGCCGCGCCGCCTCGAGGAACTCGATGGGCAGCGTCTCGATGGTGTCCTTGTCCCCCAGCTTGATGTCATTGAGCACCGCACGGGGGAGCTTGAAGAAGTACTTCGTCTCCCCTGTGATCTCGTTGTGCTTGATCGTGATGTTCTCGGGGTTCCAGCGGACCAGTTTGATCTGCCGGAAGCTCCGCATGTAGACGTCGTGCTGCTTGGCGTAGCCGACGTGCCCACACTTGCACTTCTTGAGGTAGAAACGGGAGTTGCGCCAGGTGTAGCGGAAGCGGTTCGTCTTCGCCCGGTACCGGGCCTTGCAGCTCGAGCAGATGAGGTACTTCTCGAACGGCAGGAACACCGAGACGAAGGCGTTGCCGTACACGAAGTAGTCCAGGCCCACCTCGACCTGGAACGAGCGCAGCTTGAGCTGCCCCTCGACCTTGCGTCCGAGCTTCTGGAGCTCCGGGTCCTCTGTCTCGAACACCAGAGGGGTGACCGGGTACTCGGCCATCTTGGAGCAGGCGGCGTTGATGACCGGATTCGTGAGGAAGTAGTACCGACACCACTTGTGCAGCTGGTGCTGGTTCGTCGGGAGGAACTGCTGCGCGATGTCGAAGAAGGGGGACGGGTATTGGATACCGAATCCACGGCTCCCGTCCACACTGGCGCGACGCGGATTGAACCGACTGAGCTCGCCTGAGACCGACATCTACTCCCCCTGCCCGAAGGCCCGATCTACCAACTGCCCGCCCGCACCTGCAGCATCTGCGGCTACGCCCTCTCCTGCTGCGAGTACGCCGCCAGCGGCCAGCGGCAGCAGCCCCTTCTGGGAGAGCATCGACCTATCCCCTGTGAGGGGGATCTGGTTACCGCGGAACGTCTTCGGCAGCTTAGCCCGGAGGCTCTTGGGGATGAAGTTCCCGGCGTCCATCCCAGTGCCTCGACCCATGAACATGTGTCCCAGCCCAATGGCGGTGCCTGCCCCAGCAGCACCACGGGCCAGGCGCTCTCCTACCCCACGCTTACGCCCCGTCTCGGGATCGTGCGACTCGAGGCCTCCTGCCACTCCTCCGACGGTCCCGAGGCCCACGTTAGCAGACCTCTCTCCGGGCATGTACGTCGTCAGGCCCGCCGCCGGCTTGAGCTTCTGGGCGCTACCAGCCTGGCCGATCTCGTCGTAGAGTGCGCGCAACTGACTCTCCGGAATCCGCTCCCCAGCGTCCAACCTGCCCTGAGTCTCCTTGACCCGCTGTGCCAGCGCCTTGTTCAGCTTTAGGCCCTCTTTGCTGCGCTCTCCGACGCCGAGGATGTTCTGCCGCCGCAAGAACCCTGGGTCCTTCTGAGTGAGCACGTCATGCTGGAGGAGTCGCCCATCTCCGGCACTGCGGAACGTGTCCTTGTACATGCCGACCCGCTTCGACGCAGCGTCCGATGCCCCAGCTCCAGAGGTGATGTCTGTCCTTCCAGACTTCCACCCGCGCGCGAGACTCTTACCCGGCTTCGTCACCAGCTCTTTGGCGTGCCGAAAGAACTTCCCGGCTGCCTGCGGGTTCTTCGCAGCCAGCGCCGCGGTCAGGCCTCCCATGGCGAGGGTTCCGACTCCTGCGTGCCGCTTCAGAGAGCTACGTGCGCGACTGACGACCCCACCGCGATCTTCCTCCTTGGCAGCCGGTGCGGGCATTTCTGAGAGCTTCTGCATCTCGTCTACGAAGGCGGCCAGGGATTCCGGGGTCATACGGCCTCCTGTCGGCTCAGCTGCGCCCGGCGGTGCATCATGTACTCCAATCCGGTCACGATCTTGGCGGTACAGATATCCGCCTGGGTCTCGCGGAGTACCGTAGCAGGCTTTGTCAGGTAGTCCATGAGCCGCTTCTGGACGGGGAGCGTCTTGAACTTCTCGATGACCCGCACCTTGGATCCGTCGTACTTCTTGCTGAGCTCTTCGTCCGGTTCGAGCTTGAGCAGAGAGTCCGCGTCGTACCGATCCGTGCAGTAGCTGCAGAGGCCGTCCACCTGCGGCTCCTCCTCATTGTCACACTCACCGCAAACCTGGGTGAGTCCAGAGATGAGGGGGTTGACGAAGGTGAGGGGCTCTGGGACGAACCAGATTCCCGCCTCCGAGAGCTGGGCCGCGATGTACCGCCGCACCTCGTCGCTGAACTCCGGGACCTCCGAGAGCGTCCCCAGCTCTTTCCGGATGCTGGCAGCGATGTCCACCGCCACCATCATCTGTCCGACGCTCTGATCTTGGATGGCACCTGCCGAGGGGAGGTTGTTGTTCAACGCCTGGGACAAGAAGTGGAAGGTCTCCCACTCCAGCCAGAAGTTGTCGCGGTTCGCGACGGTCAGGGCCGCCAGGATCTTCACGAAGTTCACGCGAGATACGGTGGCCTCAGTGGCGTCTTCGATCGACCTCTTCACGACCGTGGGCTCCCACTCCAGCACCTCTGCCCCAAACAGGCGGAGGCAGGCACGGAGTAGGACCAGGGGGTGAGCTTGCTCATCCCGGAAGAGCTGCAGATCAGTTGCCGCCATCGTTGCTGTCTCGGGACTGGGAGGCGAGGCGGGCCATGAGCTTCTGCTGCTCGGGAGGCATGGCCTTGAAGGTGCCGATCGGGTCCTTCTTGAACCGGTCGCAGACCGCGTCCGTGAAGACCTTGCCACTGGTGGCGTTGAACGCGCTGCTGCCGGAGTAGCTCTTCAGCATGCGCTCGTTGACGTAGTCGCCGCCCTGGATCCAGGAGAACTCGGCCTCCTTCGTGGCCCCGTAGACCGCGAGAACTGGATCGGGGAGACGCGCGCCGTAGCGGCCAGTCACACCCGCCTGCTCGTCCAGGAGGAACATCGCCTCAACGACATCCTCGGTGTCCATCGCCGCGGCCATCTTCGAGAGGCGGAGGTACCCCTCTCGCGTGTCCTCACGGGTAGTGAACTCCCGCCGCGCCTGTGCGACCTTGGAGAAGCGCGGGCTGAGCTCCGTGCCGCTGTACTGGAAGATGTGATCTGGCACCGTGGCCCCCGTGAGGGACGCCATCTTCACCAGGTCCACTGCGGCGTCATGCCGATCGTAGGGGTCGAGGTCTGCCCACTCCCGGGTCACCTCCGTCATCACGTCGAAGGCCGATGCCACCTTGCGGATGACGGACGGGGAGGTCGAGGGGCGAGACGGGGCGACGGAGAGGAAGACCCGGCGCTCATCTGCTCCCTCCAGCGGGGCAGAAGCGGCCTTCTCCAGATCTCCGTCTGTGATGACTCCGTAGTGCTGCGCTGCTCGAGTCAGGTTCACCGAGGCGACCTTCATCGCGGTGTCGGGGAGCCCGTGGGTCGCGTTCAGGAGGTACCACTGCGAGACCAGAGTGGAGCCTGCGTCGTAGCAAGCGAACTTCCGGTGCTCCTTCCCTTCGCCGTCCACCAGGATGAGCGCGAAGTCCCGGTCGAGGAGGTCATCCCGCTCCACCCAGGAGGCTTCTTTGAGCAGCGAGGTGGCGAGTGCTGCGAGTTCCGACCGCGAGAACCGCTCGCCCAGGTCATCGTACTGGTCGATCACTTCCATCACTGCACCTCTGCGCCAGATGTAGGGAACATCATACTCTGTCATAACCCTGGTAGCACATCACCAGGGTCTTAGGAGCGTCCATGGGTGACTTCACAAGCCGATATTCAACCCATACCGAGGAGAAGCCAGGGTGCTACGGAGAGGAAGACTACTACGACATCACGGATAGCACTTGCCGGGCTTGCCGGTACAAAGGAACCTGCCGGATCAAGGTCCAGGCAGGGAAATCCGGCCGGAGCAGAGATACCCCGGGGCCAAAGAAGGGGCACCCCACCAACGGGCGGTCAGTTCCGGTCCCCACAGAGGATCCTGACGAGGGGGACACCTTTGTGTCCGCGCTCACGTACAACTCGAGCCTCAACGCCGCTACCGCCATGAGCGAGACGCTGACGCAGGCTCTCAGTGGGATCCCCCGAAAGAGGTATCCCTCGTTCCGGAAGAGGAGAAAGGAGTGACAAGACTGCCTCACCTCGAGGCGGGCGTCGTATACCGGGGCAGGCACCTGTTCCTGCCCCGGTCTGCGGTGTCTTCTGGGATCCTCGAAGGTCTTCTGACCTTCGGGGCCGACCCGGAAGAGCAGCGCCGCGCCCTCATGCGGACTCACAAGTTCCACTACCAGGTCCCGCTGTACACCCTGACGGACAAGCAGGTTGAGGAGCTTGGCTGCGAGGTGGTAGATCTGCGGCCCACTGAGTTCGACAGCATCGACCTCACCGCCAAGCCGGCATTCCAACTACGCGACAACCAAGTAGAGGCATGGGAGGACCTGAAGGCAGCGCACTCAGGCGTCCTGAATCTGGCGTGTGGCCTGGGCAAGACCGTCTTGGCGTGGAACAAGGCCGCCCATGAGAAGGTGTCCACTCTGGTGGTGAGCCCCCAGAGGGCGCACCTGGACAACTGGTTGGGAGAGCTCGACGAGTTCTTCGACTACCGAGGGGAGACTGGCTGGATCCAGGGGAAGAAGTTCGACTACGAAGCTGGGATCTGTCTTTCGACAGTGAACATGCTGGCGCGCAGGGCGCAGACCGGGAGACTCCCTGCGGACTTCTACAGGAAGTTCGGACTGGTGATCTACGATGAGTGCCACATCATGGGCGCGGATTTCTTCTCCCAGGCGTGCGCCGTGGGGGCTGGGATGCGTCTGGGGCTGAGCGCCACGCCAGTGCGGACTGACCGGTGCGAGGGCATCTTCCTGACCAACCTGGGGCCCATCTTCCACTCCAACGTGGAGCAGGACCTCGACCCCACGGTCTACGTGCTCGACATGGGAGTGTTTTTCCGGGAGGACGAGCGAAAGGGGATGCTGGATCGGAATGGGAAGTTCAATGTGGGCCGCGCCCACAAGGTTCTGGCGCAGAACGAAGACCGCAACTCCCTCATCCAACGGCTCTTGGATGAGCTCAAGAAGCGCGGACGGATCGTCTACGCCCTCTCCCATGGCCCCGACCACCTGGAGCACCTGCACGCCCAGAACCCCGGGAGCACAGTGATCCACGGGAAGACGAAGTCGAAGGAGCGCCTGGAACGCCTCAACGGCTCCGACTTGGTCTTCGCCTCTCTCGGGGTGGGGGCCGCGGCGTACAACCGGAAAGACCTGGACACCCTGGTCCTGATGACCCCGTTCGCTGCCAGGTCTCACTCTGCCATCGCCTACGAGCAGAGTGTGGGCCGGGTACTGCGTGCCCTCGACGGAAAGCCGAACCCTCTTGTCTTCCTGCTACTCGATTCCTCGGTGGACACGTTCCGGGGAATGATCCACTCCCTGATCCGCAAATCCCGAGAAAAGGGCTACCGAGTCATAAGGAAGTGGAGATGGGAAGACCTACCATAAGGAGAAAATATCGTGATAGGTAGTACTGCGTTGAGGGCACTCCTTGAGGAGTATTCTCGATGTGACGCCTGTGAACTCCTCTGCGAGAGTCGAGTGCAGCCAGTCTTCGGATCTGGCAGCGTCAGTGCTCGAATCCTCTACGTGGGAGAGGCCCCAGGCATCGAAGATGATGAGGCGGGGTACCCATTCGTGGGACCTGCCGGGAGACTCCTACTTCAGCTCTTCGAGAAGGCGTGGTGGGACAGTCCAGAGCTGGAAGAAGTACGCATGATCGAGGAGAACGACGCCTTCTTCGAGAATCTGCGGAACTACCTCGAGGGCCACATCTTCTTCACCAACGCGGTGATGTGCCGCCCTGAAGACGATCGAACCCCGAGCGCGAAAGAAGTGAAGGCGTGCAGGAATCGCCTGCATCGGACCATCTACGCCATCGACCCCCTGCTCATCATCGCAGGAGGGAAGGTCGCCGCTACGACCCTCCTTGGGAAGAAGGTGGCCATCATGGACAAGCGCGGGGGACTGATGGACATCTCCATCGACTCCCCGAGCACCGGACGTCCGGTGCGGTACGCCATGCTGCCTACACTGAGCCCTGGCTTCCTCCTGCGCAAGGGAGATGGACCCCTTGTGAAAGAGGGGCGAGGCCACACCTACGAGACCATCCGGGATTTGCGCTTTGCGCTGTCCCTCATCAGCCACCACAAGACCCTGATTGGAGGCCACTGATGCCTACCGCTGTTGACGCACTGCTCGAGACGAACGACGAGATTTCCGCCCTGTGGGAGCGGCTGAAGCTGGCCGACTCGGATGCCGTGGACATGCTCCGCGAGCTGGAGGCGAAGAGGCCCGCCCTCGTGAACGAGGCGAAGAAGGAGCTCCGCGAAGGCGGGGCCGGAAGCACGAAGATCGGAGCCTACCAGTTCCGGGTGTCGTCGGGCTCCGACAAGAAGGTGTACGATTCCGAGGACATCGTGGAGGAGGCGGAGGAGCGGGGACACATGGACGAGCTCTTCCGGTACGGGGTGATCGGGTACACCGTCAATCCCACGCAGATGGAGCGGCTCAACCCCGAGCTCCGCGCCATCTACGGGCAGATGTTCACCTTGAAGAAGGGCACGCTTCGCGTGACCATCCCGAAGGCCCTCCAGTAGTGCGCCGGCCCGTCGGCGAGCTCTACGGAGAAGTGAGGAACGGCAAGAGCGACAGACGGGACTTCTCGGTCCCAATCACCCAGGAGCATCTCAATATGGAAGACGACCAGCTCATCTCGCTGCTCGGCGACGAGAAGGCCCAGATCAACTACCGGCAGTCCTACTCGGACAAGGACTTCGGGAACGGCTTTGACGTTTCAGTCGGCCTCACCCTGACCTGTGACCAGAGTGAGGACGGCGTGATGGCTGCGGTTGTAATCGCGGCGGAGCTGGTGTCCGAGAGCCTGGCTTCTGCGGTGTCGCAGGCCAAGGAGCTTGACCGTGACATCCGGACCTCGTAGCACCACCTCCATCGAGCTCGTCTCGGTGGAGGCCTCCGTCCGACAGTCCACAGTCCGCGCAGCCTACGTCGTCAACCTCACCACACCCACCTTCGAGGGAACCATCGGGGGAGGGGAGACGACGCTGGACGAGAAGCATGCAGAGCTCGTGGCGCGGCTGTTTGCGGTGGTGCGCGACATCCAGTCAGTCATCAACGAAGACCTCGGGCTGGTGGATGCGCCCCCTGAGACCCCACAGCACAACGAGGAAGAACTGTAGATGTCGCACCCAGAGCTTGAGCTGATCAGCAACATCCTGGAGACCGGGGACTTTCAGACTCCAAAGAAGAAAGGGGTCACCCCTGAGATGTTCGCGCTGGAGGCCGCGCACGAGGGCTTCGCCTGGCTCTGGTCTGAGTACCACGACCCCCAACAGCGCGGAGAGGTGCCGTCGGTAGAGCGGTTCCTGAGGAAGTTCCCCGACTTCGACTTCAGCCCCTCTCGGAACTCTCTCCCGGCGTTGATCCGTGAGGTGCGTACCCAGAAGTCGCAGGTCGACCTGCAGGTCCTCCTGAATGACCTACAGGATGAGCTGGCAGACGGACAGGACCCCACGGCCATCCTCGATGGGTTCCTGCCGAAGTTCCGGAGGATGAACGTAGAGGCGCATGAAGACGAGGGCATCCTGCTCTCGGCCTCGGTCGATCTTCTGCGCCAGGAGTACAACACCCAGGAGGAAGGCGGGGGCCTCATTGGCATCCCCTACCCCTGGACGCTCCTGAACCAGAAGACGGGCGGGATGATGGACGAAGAGTTCATCGTCATCTACGGCCGCCCAGGCAACATGAAGACCTGGCTGGCCTGTGCCATCGCCGCGCAGGCGTACCTGGACAACTACCGAGTGATGATCTTCTCCAAGGAGATCTCTCGAGTAGCGATGCTGAAGCGTGTGAGCTCAATCCTGGCCGGAGTCTGCTACGACCGGCTCCGGAGAGGGGCGCTCACCCCGGAAGACAGGGACGAGTTCTTCGACATGCTGGAGATCCTCGCGGAGACGGAGGAAGAAGACGCGAACCCCCGCGGACGTACTCGCTCACTGCTGTTTCTGAGCGACAAGGGCAAGCGGAAGGCCAGTACGGTCGAGAACCTCATCGCTGCTGCTGAGCGGTTCCAGCCGGATCTCATCGTAGTGGACGGGTTCTACCTGATGCGGGATGGACGTTCTGGGCAGCGCAGCGCGGACTGGAAGCAGATCGGGCACATCTCACAGGACCTCAAGGGCATGGCTCAGTTCTGTGAGTGCCCGGTCGTAGGCACCACCCAGGCCAACCGCGCCAACGCCAAGGAGCCGTCTGGAGACCTCGACGACCTGTCCTTCGCAGATGGAATCGGACAGGACGCAGACATCGCTGTGCGGGCCTTCCGAGGTCCCAACCCCACGGGCAGAGGGGCCTCGATCATGCTGGTTTTCTCGAAGTCTCGAGAGACCGTCATCCCGCCCTTCGTCATCAACGCCAACCCAGGATCCGACTTCAGCGTTCAACAGTCCACGGTGAGCATCAAGCAGTTCCTTGCGGAGAAGGCAAAGATGGAAGAATCCGAAGCCGCGGCGCGTGGCGCCGGAGGGCCCCCGAAGGCAGACCCCGCAAAGAAGAAGCCCGCGAAGAAGCGTGCAGACCCCTTCCGAACCTGACTTCCTGGAGGTCTACGGCAAGTATGTCGAAAACCTCCGGAGAAGCTCGGAATCCAACTACAAGGGGTTCTGCCCCTTCCACGGAGGAAACTCCCCGAGCTTCTCCGTCAACGTCGAGAACGGGCTGTGGAACTGCTTTGGTGGGTGTGGGGGCGGAAACCTCCGGAAGTTCCTCGAGATGGCTGGCGAGGAGCGGACAACTGTTGTCCGTTTGTCGAAGAAATTCCAGCAGAAAGACACGTCACGGACTAAGAAGAAGGCACGCTCTCCTGGCCCCGTGTTCCTCCCCGAGAAGCTCTTGGGGATGTTTGACTGGTGCCCGGAAGACCTCTTGAGAGAGGGGTTCGACGAGCGGGTGCTCTTTGAAAACGACGTGGGATACGACAGAGAGCTCAGCCGGGTGACCTACCCGGTTAGAGACAAGAAGGGGCGGCTGGTTGGCATTGTCGGCCGCCGCCATGATTCAGAGTTCGGCGGAAAGTACAAGGTGTACACGACAGAGCTGCACCGGTACGGAATCGAGGTACCTCACCTGAACAAAGGGGAGTACCTCTGGAGAGCAGACAAGGTGGTTGCGGAGCTTCGCCACGAGCGGAAGCCCGTGTACGTGGTCGAGGGCTTCAAGGCCGCCTTGTGGTTCTGTCAGGCTGGGCTGACGACGGTGGTTGCCCTGATGGGCAGCAGCATGTCTGATGCGCAGTGTAGATCGATAGAAGCGATGAGCTCCCGAGTGGTGCTCTGCCTGGACAACGACCCGGCAGGCCGTCGAGGGATGCTCAAAGCGAGCCATAAACTTCAGGCAGTGCGCGTGTACGTGGCGGCGCTTCCCGACGGCATCCATCAACCGGATGATCTTCTGGAAGAAGAACTTGTGCACGTGTGCGGCAACCCAATCAATATCAGTCAAGCGAGGCAAGTATGGGACGCAACATCCCCCTGAGTGCAAATCGAGGTCGCCGTGGCGGCCGTGGCGGTGGACGCCGGAACGGATGGGGCTGCAAGTGGTCCGATCAGCTCAAGATGAAGGATGGTGAGAGCACCTGGCTTCAGCTCACCCCCGGCAGCTACCCGGTCCATGACCGCCCCGGAGTCACGGCACCCTACCTGGGTCTGCCGATGTTCAAGCTGCAGTACACCAACGAGCGGGGGAACACCTCCTGGGGCTACTTCCGCGAAGCGGAGGACGGGAGCACTCTGCGGGCTCGGGCGGACGCGGAAGACCCCAACGTGAGCGAGCCGAAGTACGACGAGGTCAACCGCTACTACGTCGGAGTCATCCACTACGCGCTCTACCAGCGCACTCCGGTGATGAAGAACGGGTCCCCCCTGCTCTACTCCCGGGGCAAGCTCAAGGGCAAGCAGGTCTTCAGCTGGGATCCCGTGTCGAGCATCCGGGAGCGCAAGCAGATCCTCAAGGACGGGAACATGGAAGAGGTCGGCTTCTTCCGGAAGAAGTTCCTGGAGATGGCGTCCTCGCACTTCAAGGTGGTGCAGGAGATCAACCGTCGCGCGCGTGAGATGTGCCGCTGTGCTGGCACCCTCTTCCCGTCGGTGTTCATCTGCCCCAACTGCGAGGAGGTGCTGCTCGAGACCGAGGACACGGACATGTCCGACGGAGAGGTCTCTGCCTACGGAGACCAGGAGATCCGCTGCCGCCACTGTGGCGAGGTGGAGTTCCCGCGAGCCGAGTACGACTGCGACTCCTGTGACGACCCCCGGCCGCACGAGTACCACCAGGTCGCGTCTCAGGTGAAGCGCGTGAAGGGCGATGATGGGTTCCCCGTCTACAGCCTGGAGAAGGTGGTCAGCCTGCTGGACTTCACCCTGGCTGACAAGCAGACGTGCCCCGTCGTGGACGTGTCGGACTCGGGGGAGCTCACGTACGACGAGGGACTGGACAAGCTGATCAAGAACCAGTTCGACTTCGAGGGCTACACCGCTCCGAAGACGGACGCCGAGTACAGCCAGATGCTGGGGCTTCGGCAGGGCGAGATCGGCTACGCGTCGAGTGCCAAGTCCTACGACCGCAACTTCCGGCGCTGATTTCAACACGGGGCGGGTCCATCTTCGGGCCCGCCCCTCATGCGTTTAGGCATCTATGCGTTTTTCCTTCGTAAAGACCCCCGACCCCGTCTACCTCTTCACCGAGACAGATGCGCAGCAGTACGCGGCGCTCTACGCAAAGGCTCCCCGCGTGGGGTTCGACACGGAGACCACCGGACTGAGCAAATTCGGTGCGCGAGTCAAGTTCTTCTCCTTCGCGACGGAGGACACGCGCATCTGTGCCCCCGTTCGACTCCTGGAGGTGTTCCGCGGGGTTCTGGAGGACCCGAACATCGAGAAGTGCCTCACGAACGCCAAGTTCGACATGCACATGGTGGCGAATGAGGGAATCGAGCTGAAGGGGCACCTCCTCGACACGGTCCCCATGGACTGGCTCCTGGATGAGAACCGCATCGGGCGTCACGGGCTCAAGCAGTGCTCTGCTGACTACCTCGGCCTTCGGATGGCTCCTTTTCGGGAGGTGTTCGGGTCTGTCGGCAAGATCGACAACGAGGTCAAGACCTTGTGCGACATGCACGATGCGATGGAGGCGCAGGATGCGGGGCGTGCGGTGGAGCTCCTGGCCATCGTGGGCCAGTTGGAAGGAACGGAGGCCCTCCTCACATCGCTGAAGAAGGTCTCCCAGAAGGCGTCTGCGGGTCGTGCGGACCTCGGGAGGCTCCTCACGGCCTCCCAGCTCCTGAGCATCGCCAGGAAGACGGGACTGTGTCCGACTACGAGGACCCGCCTCGGGTACGTGTCCGACTTCTTCGAGATTCTTGGGGCGCCGCCCGTCCCGAAGGAAGACCGGGATGGCGAGCGTCACCTGCTCACAGATCCCGAAGTGCTCCTTGAGGCGCACGAAGCGGTCCTGGAGGAACTCATCCACACGGCCGCTGCCGATGTGGATCCCCTGGCGCTGCTGGAGCTCCTGGTAGGGGACTACGCCTCTCTGGACGCCTGGGCATCGATCATGCTGGCGAATCTCCTCGAGAAGCTGCTGGCAGAAGTCGATATGGGGAACGGGAGCAACCTCTGCGACTACTACCATGCAGAGACCGCGGAGCTCTTGCGGGTCCTGTGGATGATGGAGCGCCGAGGGTTCCAGCTCGACCTGGAGCAGATCGAAGAACTGGACGGCCCCATGCTCCAGACGATCCAGAAGCTCGAGCGTGAATTCGTGCGCCTGGCCGGCTGGGATGTGAATCCCAACAGCCCCAAGCAGCTCCGAGAGCTCTTCTTCAAGAAGGTCGGAGACAAGTGGGAGGACCCGTTCGGGATGCCGCCCACGAAGATGACCACGGGCGGGACGACTGGGATCAAGCTCCCCAGTACGGACAAGGCCACGATCGAGAAGTGGGCGGACAAGGGGAACCCGTTGGCTGAGTGCCTTCGAGATCACCGCGTTCTGAAGAAGCTGCACGGCACCTACGTGACTGGGCTGCCGACCAAGGTGGACAACCGAGATCGCATCCACACCGATCTGAAGATCGCAGGGACGGTGACTGGGCGCCTCGCATCTGGGGACCCGAATCTCCAGAACATTCCCTCACGCGGGGAGTGGGGCCGGAAGATGCGGAAGTGGTTCGTGGCGGGCACCTGGGGTGCCTGCGACCACTGGTGTCTCCCTTCGGTGGAGCATGTCCCCCTGCCGGATTTGCCGCGGGACTTCCCGATGCGACTCATCGTGGCGGACTACCAGCAGCTCGAGATGCGGATCATGGCGCACCTGAGTGGTGACCCCGTGATGTGCCAGACGATTCATGCGGGGAAAGACCTTCACTCCATGACCGCGTCTCTGGCGGTCGGTGCCAACTACGACGACATCGTCGCAGCCAAGAAGGCGGACAACCCCACGAAGGAGCAGTTGGAGCTCATCGAGCTCCGAGCCGCGATGAAGGCGGTGGGCTTCGGTCTTCTGTACGGGATTGGCCCCAAGAAGCTGGGGATGCAGCTGGGCCTTCCGCTGGAGCTGCGGATCTCTCGGGCGGGCCGCGCCTACGAGACCTGCCCCGAGGCAGAAGCCCTCATCGACAAGTACTTCAACATCTACCCGGAGGTTCTGGAGTTCATCGAGCAGACCCACTGGGAATGCAAGAATGACCTGCTTGTCCAGACACTCGCAGGGAGATTCCGCCGGCTTCCAGACATCCTGTCTCGTGAGCGCGGCCTGGCCATGCAGGCGCAGCGCCAGTCTGTCAACTCCAAGGTCCAGGGGTCAGCTGCAGACATCGTCAACAAGGCCATGCGGCGGTGTGAGAACGACCCGGAGATGCGCGCGTTCGGTGCCCGGATGCTGATGCAGATCCACGATGAGCTCGTCTTCGAGGTTCCGGACGACGAAGACTTCATCCGAGCTGTCCGCGATCGGGTGCGAATCAACATGGAGAACCCCTTCCCCATGGCCGTACCCATTCTCATCGACATGGACGACGCGTTGTCCTGGGGAGATGCCAAATGATCGACAAAGATTCTGAAGAGCGCAGACAAGAGTTCCTGGACAGTCTCTCGGTGGAAGATCGCAAGAAAGTCGAAGACGCTGAGAAGTTCGGGCACTTCTCGGACCTCATCCGGACACATCTGTCCCCCGGCTTCGTTCCCAAGTGCTTGCCGATCAAGCCACCTCGCACGGAGACCAAAAAGTGAGCAAGCACGAGAAGCCCTGTCGAAACTTCTGCCTCGATATCGGGGGGCCGCCCGACTCTCCCTGCATCCTCTGCGGCCACTCGCGAGGTGCCCACTACGGGATCAAGTTCCGCAAAGATCGGCCAGGGGAGGGCGTGTACGAGGTCACGCAGCAGACCATCGAGCCCTACCCCGCGATCGAGACCATCTTCACGCAACTTCAGCACGACGATGTGCCCTTTGATGTGGTGGCCGGAGGGGAGCTCGTCGGGAGGTTTTCTTCCGTGCGCGAGCTCGATGAGGGTGAGGAATGAGTCGCATCTACGCCAGGCGGGAAGACACCGGCGAAGACATCCTCGTCGAGATCAAGTGCGACTGGTGCTCCGCGACCGAGGATGAGGCTACCCACTGGGCCATTGAGAAGCGCGCTGCGCTCTTCACACACAACGACACAGGTGAGCGATGAGTACCGAGAAAGAAGCCTTCATGGCAGGAGCGCGCGCCTCCATGGACCCCCGCTCTTCGGTGCGGGAGCACCAAGAGGCCGCACTGCCGGCCGCCTATGCATCCTGGGCCCTCCCCGGCAACGTCATCGAGGGCCGATGCAGCCGTTGTCAGGGCGCCGGCAGGGACCCGAAGAAGCGGACGCGCTCGTGCCCTGTGTGCGGGGGGCGGGGGAGCCAGGAGTACTGCGGCGTCTGCGGGGAAACCATGCGCTGCGGGGGCCGCGATCCTGACGGCATGGACGGCTTCATGGGCGATCCTCCTCGCTGCCAGCGAGAGGGCCGGTCAGACCGACGCACATTCGAAGAGATCAACGCAGCGGCCCCGGAAGAAGGGTGAGCCGCGTCTACGCCAGGCGAGAGGATACGGGCGAGACGGTCCTCGTCGAGATCAAGTGCGACTGGTGCTCCGCGACTCTCAAGCCGGGGCCGCATGTCATCGGCAGCGGCTGGAGGCGCGGCGGCTTCACGGACTCCCGCACGACGTGGGAAGCGTGCTCGGAGCACGCGCACCTTCTGGAAGATCTGGTGGCTCCGTGACCCAGCGAGAAATGGAAGAGGAAATCATGAAGAGGACTGGCATCCCCCTGCCAGCGGTACAGCTGATGATGAACTCCCTCAAGGAGGTCATGGCCGAGAATCTTGTACGGCAGCAGGAGGTGGTCTTTCGAGGCCTGTTCCGGATCACCTGCTCTGCCCGACAACACAGTTCCTTCACCTCTCCTCCGGGTGCGGAGAACCGAGAGAGGAAGACGGTGGTTAGGCTGATGCTGGGCATCAAGCCCATCCGTGCCTTCCGCCTGGAGATGAACTCATGGACAAATACGCTGTCGTCCTGGACAACCACCACATGAAGACCGCCACGGATGGGGCTGCGCCCTGCCCTGAGTGCGGTTCTCGAAACGTCAACCACGGGGGGATGACCCCCCACTGTCCCAACTGTGGGACACGCCCTTGGGAGAAGCATGCCAAGAAAGAAGAAGGCCCCCGCCGCCACCGCAGCCGGTAGTCGGGCTTCTGCAGTCATCAACAAGCTGAAGAGCAAGTACCCCGGCCGGGTCTTCACGGCTGGGGAGTACACGATGCCCTGGAAGGTCAAGCGCCTGCCCACAGGGGTCCTGGATCTGGACATCGCGCTTGGGGGAGGGCTCCCCGCTGGAGGGATGTCCTTCTTCACGGGCAAGCAGGGAGTGGGGAAGAACTGGCTGGCCAACCAGGTCATCCGAGAGCACCAGCGGCAGCATGGGGAGAAGACTTCGGTGGCCGTCGTGTCTACCGAGATGGTCTTCGACAAGGAGTTCGCCCACGCCTGCGGCGTGAAGGTCTCCTTCTCGGACCTCGAGGTCGCTCACTTCATCTCGGAGTACCGTGAAGATCTCCTGGAGGACCCCTCGGATGAGATCGTGGGGGCGCTGACCGAGCAGATCGGGGAGTTTGCCACCATCCCGCCGTCTACGGCGGAGGAGGCCCTGCAGATCGCGATCGATGTCATCGCCAGTCGTGAGTTCGACATCGTCGTCATCGACTCTTTCGGGTCTCTTCTGACGGAGCACGACAACGTGGGAGAGCTGGGAGACTCCCCTCGAGTGGGAGGAGCGGCGATGCTGAACACCAGGTTCGCGCGCAAGCTCAACACGGCCCTGTCTCCGGACAAGGACGGCAATCCCAACCTCACCTGCGTCATCGGGATCAACCAGGTTCGGGACAACACCGACCGGGCCAACAAGTACAGCCCGAAGACGCTGGAGGCCGGCGGCTGGGCACTGAAGCACGCCCGATGGGTGACGGTGGAGATGGCGCCCCAGGCCAAGATCAAGGACGGCAAGCTGTTGACCGGCAAGACCATCCGCTGGGAGATCACCAAGCAGAAGGCGGGAGGGCACGAGGGTGCTCGCGGGACCTTCGACTTCATGTACGAGCACTGCGGCATCGACAGAGAAGCACACTCTGTCGCGGTAGCGGGCGACTACGGGATCGTGACCCGGAAGGGCGCGTGGTACTCCTACGAAGGTGAGCAGATCGGGCAGGGAGCACGGGCTGCTGCTGAGTTTGTCCGAGAGACGGACGGGCTCCTGGAGCTCCTGGAGAAGAAGACTCTCTCGGCAGCTGGCGTTCGCTGTAGCTACGGGTGAGCGAGGATCTATGCGCTGTGTGCCGGGGCCTCTTGAGGCCCTGGGCACTGGGCAAGCTGAAGTGCCAGAAGTGCGGGCGCACCTGGAAGGCAAAGCGAGAGGCGCCCCAGAAGGACAAGCTCCGTTCTGGGGCCCGCAGCTACCGGAAGCAGTCGGACAAGCAGGAGAAGCGCGTCGCCAAGCAAGTGGGCGGGCGCACTACGATCGCCTCCGGCCAGACCCCCATCGACAAAGGGGACGTGCGGTCAGACGCTGTCCGCGTTGAGTGCAAGTACACGGATAAGAAGTCATTCACCTTGAAGGTGGCGGACCTCCTGAAGGTGGCTGAACAGGCCACTGGGGACCAGATTCCCCTGTTCTACATCGAGTACCGGGAGTCGGGGGAGGCGTACTACGTCGTCCCCGAGGACTGGTTCCTTCAACTACTGGAGACCTACCAGAATGATCCGAACGATTGACGATCTGCTCAAGGCTGACTCACGAGAAGTCGAGGAGATTCGAAGCACGATCAACCTCCGCGGGTACTACTACACGGGAGTGAAGCGAAATGGGTCAGAAGAGGGGCTGACTCTCGATGAGTACGAGGCGTGGCAGGAAGAGGAGCCCGACCTGGAGTGCGGGACCTGTCATGGGGGCGGCAAGGTCAAGAAGTACCACCGGAGCGTGGGGACCATCCACGCGAGCTCGGCCCACGGCTGCATCCGTCGGCTGTACTACGACGCAGATGGCAGCTTCCGCCCGAAGCAGAAGATCAAGCCCGAGCTGATGATCACCTTCTCCATGGGCCACGCCATCCACGATGTGGTCCAGAAGGCACTGCATACGGCGCTCCCGGGCCAGTTCCGGGATGAGGTCCGGGTGGATCTCCCAGAGGCGTTCGTGAGCAACAGCCGGACGGACGGGGTGGTGGACCTTCCGCAGACTCGGGTTCTGCTGGAGATCAAGAGCATGGGGGCGGAGTTCGATCGCCTGCAGGCTCCGAAGAAGGAGCACCTGATCCAGGCTGTGGGCATCTACGCGACTGCGCTGGACACTCCCTTCATCTCGTTCCTCTACGTCGCGAAGAAGTGGCCGCACTCCGTCAAGGAGTTCGTGGTCCCGTATGACCCCAAGATCTACCGACGGTGGTGGAAGAACAAGGGTTCGCGCGTGGAAGCTGCGCTCGAGGAGGGCAAGCCTCCCATCGCGGATGCCACGAAGGACCAGTGCAACTTCTGCCCCTACGCCTACTTCTGTGAGCACAAGCTGTGAGCCGCACCAAAGGAACAGACTTCACCGTCGGCCTCGAAGAGGGCGAGGAGATGTACAACACCGCCGCAGAGCGCGCCCTCGCGCGACTGGAGGAGCAGGGGCTGAACACCCCCCAGCGGCCCTACGACAAGAACGGAGACCCCTTCGACGGGCACCTGCCCTCCAACATCACGGACTTCACCTCCAAGGAGCTGGGGACCATCTTCGCGCTGATGTGCGGCTACGCGGATTTCCTGGAGAACCTGGCCACAGTGGCGCGGGCGGAGGTCCTCAACGCCGACCGGAAGCTGAAGCTGACCAAGTCCCTGGTTCGGAAGCAGAAGGCGGGGAGCGCCCAGACGAAGGATGATGAGTGCCTCACGGACATTCGCTACGTCGAAGCGGACGTGAACTACGTCGAGGCGAAGACCTACCTCGAGCTCCTGGAGGGCCTCACCAAGTCCGCCTCTCGCGACCGGGCGGTCATCTCCCGGCTCATCGAGACGAAGCGCATGGAGGTGGACGGCAAGAAGCGCCGGAGGAACGTAGATGGGTACCGCAGATCTTGAGCTGTGGGTGCCGTACCTCCCTCCGTCGGAGAACCGAATCCGGGTTCACCGTCGGCAGGGAGGTCAGGTCTACTCCAAGGAGGCGCGCGACTTCAAGATCGTGTTCACGCAGTACCTCAGAGAGAACTACTTCACGGAGATCAACCGTTTCGTAGCGAAGCACACTCCGCGGTCCATCTACACGCTCTCGCTCTCATTCACCTTCGAAACGGTCATCAACAAGGGGTGGGCTAAAGGAAAGGCAAAAACCCGCTATAAGAAATTCGACGTAGGAAATAGGCGGAAGTTGATCGAGGACTGCCTCGTCGAAGCCCTTGGAGGGTCAATCGACGACTGCCTCTTCTTCGAGCTGTACCTGCGGAAAGAGATGGGAGACAAAGTAGGGGTACACCTGCTCCTGGAGCCCTCTGACCCAGAAGACTTCGGAGTCCCCGATGGGTGACGAGATCAACAAGAGTGAACTCATCGATATCGCGCGCGAAGAAGGCCTTGGGAACCTGTCTCGGGGCAGCTCCTCTGCTGCGGTCCTGGATGCGCTCGAGGGTGGCGAAGTCCCGGAGAACTGCCGCCTGGATGAGCACCGAGAAACGATGGAGCGCCACATCAAGAGAAACTGGCGCAGGATCCGAACCCAGCTCCCCACATGCGACGGTACCTGCGTCACCTTCGGGTGTCCGGACACCATCGTGCTCGGGTGCTGGGCGAAGTTCCGCAACGAGATCCTGTGATGTTCGAGCCGTGTGTTAGCTGCGCCCGGCTTGCGAAATGCAAGAAGGTCTTCCCCGTCATGCTCGAAGACGGGGGAGGTTGCTCCCTGCACGAGGAATCCCATGAGGGGGTGACTCGCGCACGAATTCGAGCCGTCTTCGACTTCGGCGCCTTCGCCGTTTGTACGAAAAACCCCAAACGAGAGACTCTACCTATGCCTGTTGGACAGAAGCGGTACCTGCGCGGAATCGCCATTCACCTCGGTCTGATCCCGCCCCGCGGCGGCAACTCCTTCAAGATCCCCGCCGCTGACCTGGCCGAGATGATCTCCAAGTTCACCACCGATGAGGGCGCGGCGCCCTACGAGAGCATCGGGGACCTGGATGTCGAGGAGCTCAAGACGCTGCTCGCCGACCTGAAGGAGAACGGAGCCCCCGCGGGTAGCGGTGGTGAGGAGAAGGCCGAGGAGAAGGCCGAGGAAGAGGCGCCCCCCAAGAAGGCCCCGGCCAAGAAGCCGCGCCGCCCCCGGAAGAAGCCCGCTCCCAAGGAGGAGGTCGAGGAGGAGGTCGAGGAAGAGGCTTCCGAGGAAGAGGAGGAGGAGGTCGAGAAGAAGGCCCCGGCCAAGAAGGCACCCGTGAAGAAGGCGCCGGCCCGTCGTGCTCCCGCGAAGGCCAAGAAGACGGCCGCCGCCCCCGCCGCCCCCGCGGCAGCTTCGGCCGATCTCGAGAAGCTCGAGGGCATGGTCACCACCATCGGCACCATGCTCGACAAGCACGTCGATGCGCAGGCGTCCCGGCTCGAGGGAGTCGAGACCGTCCTCACCCGTGTCCTGGAGCACCTGGAGACCCTGGATGGCTACCTGGCGTACCAGTACAACCAGGACGTGGACTCGGGAAACGAGATCACGAGCCTGAGCGACGTGGACTGGCGCAGCTGAACCGAGTCACCCTGTTCTCTGAGGGAGACCTCGCAGACATGGGGCTTCGGGAGGTGAAGGCCCTGCTGAACGACGCCGGCTTCCTGTATCGGGGGGATTCCCTCGAACAGGCTGTCGCGCTGGTTCTCAGCCTCACCGTGTAGCGTTTCATACTTCTGGGCGGCCCTTCCACTGTTGGAGGGCCGCCTTTCTTTAGCTCACACTACCAGCCGCCATCCGAGAGGCGATCAGTCACCCAGGTGAGCCGCGCTCCGCGGAACTTGACCATGGGGGTAGCGGGATCTGAGTCCACACGGGAGGAGCTCTCGAAGGGGAACTCCACGAGCTCGGTAAACCCCACCGAGGCTATGGGGGTGTTCGCCTGATCGGTGAAGATCTCGTCGTCCCCGTGTGTGTGCGGCGGCAGAATGTAGAACGGCCCAGGGCTACTGCCCGCCGCTACAAAGGACTGGGCATCGTACACAGACCGCCTGAGATTGAACCCATTTTTTGGGGACGTGGAGGTGTGCCACTCAACATTACCCCAGGTCCAGGTGCTCTCGTTCTCTGCTTGGGAGAAGAACGAGTCCCCATAGACGACCGCGGCCGCGGAGTCGCTGTCGCGTCCCCGTCTGCGTACGAGATGGCCCTCCCATGCGACGGCTTTCTGGTACCCCTTCCGGAAGGATGACGCAGAATCCCGCCAATCTCCGAAGCCTCCCTGGCTGCTCGGCCAGATGCCCGAGAACGCGGTGGTCCACGTCAGGGGGGACGTCCGTTGGGCGTTTTCGAGATCATCGGAGCCCAGGCCGGGGATCTCCAGACCGTCCGGAGCCTCCCGGCGGCACCCCACATAGAACTCTACGGTGGCGTGATAGCTGTACCGGCGACGGTCTACCACTCGCGCAGTGTTCGCTGCCAGCTCGGCGACCGCCAGCTCGAAATGCTCAGAAACAGCGGTGGCGGTGGTCGAGCTGAGATCTACCTCCGTCTCCGCCAAGAGCTCTGCGAATCCCGAGGAGGGGCTGCTGACCCCGGATGCTCCTGTGTTGGGGGCCTGCGCCCCGAATTCTCCGAAGAGGTTGTGGCGCCACAGACGCACAATCACCCCTTCTCGCTCCCGCCAGGCTGTGGGATCAACCCACTCCGACGCGGGGGCATCCTTGTCCGGGCTGGACCTCCATACCGAGAAGGAGGATGACGCTGAGTACTCTCCGTCGGCATTTCGCGAGCGCCCATCGGCTGCGATGAACGAGAGGTTCACCTCCAGCTGGCTGAGGAGGGCCCCATGCGGAGGATCCAGAGGAATCACAAACCCTGTGCGCCCCGGCATGTCCCAGAAGTCGGGGTTCACCCGGTAGTCTGCCTCGGCCACCAGGTCCTTCAGCACCATGGAGCCCAGTTTCCCATCGGGATCTACGTCTGTGAAGAAGTCGGCGTGAAGGCCGTACGTCTCCACCAGGTGCTCCTTCTCGTCGTCCGACAAGCGGTCTGCCACCCCAGAGGCGCAGTACGCCCAGTAGAAGAAGGGATCGAAGTACGGGTGGTACGCGTCAACCGTTGCACTGCCAGAGCCCACTTTGAAGAACGACCCAAACTCGAATTTGGGCCGGTAGTACCGAACCACCGTGCCGACATGGTTGGACAGGTGGAGGACGTCTGCGTCCGCAGGGCCCTTGGTTCCGGGGGACCCGCCGTCTCCCGTAAACATGAGCTGGGGCTGGGCAAAGGCTGCGTAGCCCCACCGTGCCGTGTTGGGGATCTTCAGGGTCCCGTCCAGGTAGTGACTGCCTACCTCGCCACCGGGGATATCCGTCCGGTCGTAGATTCCCGGGACTCCGACGAACGTGTGCATGACGTACGTGCCGGCCGTGAACGTGTAATCATGCGAACTTCCTTCGCTATTGAAGACGCCGGCAAGCACCGAGATGTTCTGGGATCCGTAGTCGAGATCCGGTTGTGTGTCCCCCCACGCACTGGCCCCCAGCCCCCCGTCGGTGTAGTCCGAGCGTGAGTAGGAGTACGCCAGCTTGCTGTGCGGCTGGGTATCGCGGCCCTGAATCGTCCGGACAGGACTCGAAAGTTCGAACATGGGCAGGGTGCCGACGTTCGAACCTTCCTGGATGCCTCCCGGGTCACTCAGAGGAGAGTACGTCACCGACGCGAAGGTCGGCATCGTCGGCGTGTCTCCCGTTGTCCGAGCGTAGCTCGAGGTATCCGCGTCAGACTCCCGGTCTCCGTAGCCTACGTTCTGGAGAAGCTGCACCGAGCTCGGACCCACGACCTGGTGGCCCAGAATCGGAGTATGCGACCGCAGGCCGGCGGCCCGCAGCACACCCTGCAGCGTCAGGTTCCCCTTGAAGAGCCCCTGCTCGAGCGGGTGGACGTTGATGCCCCGAAAGTACCAGAGGGGAGGAGCTCCGTTCGAGCTCCCGTCCCCCATGAACGTGTCTCCTGCGGCCTCCACGACCGCGGGCCCGTGGAGGTACGCCGAGATCCGGAGAAACACATCCTGGTCTGTCCGAGAGAGCTCATCCTCGGGTGTCCACTCGAGGAAGTCGATCACGAACCTGTCGTAGTTGTTGCCAGTGGGGACCGAGATCGTCTTGGAAGCCAGAACGGTGGACCCCGAGGTGCCCTCCACGATCTCCACGATCATGTTCTTGTCCACCAGGCTGAACTGGAGGGCATCTACGAGCACCCGGAACGCGAGGTTCCCCTCCACGATGGAGCGTGCGAGCTTCAGGTAGAGGTAGACGTAGCCGGCATCCGCATCGGCACGGTCACGAGAGACCACGATCTTCGAACCACCTCCGGAGAAGTGTGGGGTTGCCGAGTACGACCAGCCGCCGAAGGTCCGCACCCCATCGTTAGGGATCACCTCTACGTGGGCGGAGCCGCTGATGGCGGGATCGAGGGCAGCATCCGTGTCCCAGAACATCTCGTACCGGAGGAGATCCCGCGAAGAGGGCACCTGTCCCTTGACGAAGGGAGCAGGGCCTCCAATCTCCGCACGCGCAGTGGAGACGTGCCCGTCAATCGCCGAAGTCAGCGCCCCCGCGAGGTTCCGCCATGCGTCCTCATCTCGCGCGTCGTTGGACGCGACCGCCGTGGCGTAGTCCGCCAGGTTCTCTCCAGACCGCTGCCCGAAGGAGAAGAGGGAGAGCAGATCTCCCAGACCCGCGGAATCCGGGGTCGAGATGTTCAGCTTCCCGTAGTCGAACCCAGCGGAGCCGTCTCCGAAGTCGTAGGTGATCAGCGGGCGCAGACCCCCGGCCCCGTCCTGCCCCTGATCCACATCCGGCATGACTGCCGGGATCGAGGAGGTGCTGACGGTGTTCGATGTCTGCGAGCTGCCCGGATCCTGGTAGGGGGCGATGACGCCCGTACCGATCTCCGAGTAGTTCGCGATATCGATGTAGCTGTAGAACCACCGACGGCCGTAGGCCTTCATGTCGTGGGTTCCTGTGGTGTGGCTGGTGCCCGTCTGGGCACGCACTGCCATCCGGTACACCCCGGAACCGTTGTCCCACACGCCCAGGATGGTCCCGCCGAAGGGAGTGCCACTCAGGTCCAGTCGGATCCCCATGTGGACGATTTCCGCCGGAGAACGCGCATCCAGATCTGGCGCGTCTGCACGGGTCAGATCGACGACGAAGTCGTGGTCGAAGTTGAACCGCGAGTAGTCGGGATCGGCGACTGTGACGGACCCCACATCTGCCAGGAGGTATGGACCGCCCAGCCAGGCGGCGCCGTCTCCCCAGAAGGTCGGGGGATCGACATCCAGATCGGTGTAGCCCGGACGGAGCTCGTTGAAGGTGCCGGAGCCCCCGGTGTAGATGCCCGAGGACTGGTGGCCTGGGAGGTACAGGTCTCCCACGAGGGTCATGCCCGTGGCAGCGCCCACATGGTCGATCTCGCCCAGCGACGCCACGAACAGGGTGGCCGGGTACAGGAGCGCGACAGACCCGCTACCGCCGGCCCTGCGGATGAAGGAGCCTGCGGGGTCCAGCCCTTCCTGGACCGCCTGCACGCCAGCGCCACGCAGGCCGTCACTCCACGTGGAGTCCGCCTGGCTCATGTCGTGGGCGTAGGTCTCGACCACGATCTTGATGCCGTACTCGCCCCGGCCTTGCGCAGACGAGCTCGAGTGGTCTCCGCGGACCTCGACATCCGCACCGTAGGCAGGGGCGTACGCGACGAGCTTCAGGGTGGGGCCCACTGCGCCCTTGTCCGTCGCTGTAGCGAGCAGCGCCTCGAACGAGGAGTCATTCGCGGTGACCAGAACGCCCGCACCAGGACCGGCCCAGCCCGCGCGAAGGGCGTACGAATCCCCTCCCTTCTGCACCCCGTCCTCGAAGAGGGACAGGGCCGCCCTCCCAGCGTCATCTGCACCGCCGAAGAGCGGAACCCCGAACCCAGCGCGCAGCGTGTAGAACGAGACGGTCTCGCTCCCGGCCGCGAAGCTGGGGGAGGTGCCGTCCAGGTTCTGGAGCTTCACGATGGACCCCGACCCGCTGATGCGCGTCGAGTAGACCAGGTACAGCCCCACATCCGTGCCAGAGGTCAGCTTGGCGAAGCTGACGCCTCCACGGATGTTGTCGTTCCGCCGAGAAGAGGCATGGGCCGAGATCGGGAAGATGCTCGGACAGTCATCCACGTTCACTGTTGCAAACGTGAGCTCGTCGCCAGACAGCGCCGCAGTCAGGGTGGGGAGACTGACGGCCCCCACGCTCGAGCCAAACGCCTCGAACTCAGTGATGTGCTCGAGGTGGGCGAAGGAGAGGTCACCACTCGAGGTTCCGTCGTTGACCTTCGTGTGGTGGAATCCTCCGGCTCGGGCGGACTCTGTCACCGAGCTGATGGCTGCCTGGAAGTCCGGCAGCATCGTATCGAAGATCTCCCAGGCGCTGACGCTGCCCGTGGCCAGGACAGTACCGATCTGATGCGGGGGAGGGACCAGCTCCACGGTACGCGCGTCGATCAGTCGAGAGATCCGCCAGTCGTGGTGCTCCGTGCCGGACAGCGTGAACGTGAACGATCGTCCCACATCGGGCAGGGTGAACTCGTCACCTGTGCCGATGGTGAACCAGTTTGAGCCGGCCTGGATGGTCCCAGAGGCCCCCGTCCGGACGGAGGACGGAGAGTTCGCCTCGGGGATGGAGTGCATCGTGAGAGGACGATGCGTGGCGTCCGCATGAAACCCGGAGCCCTTGTCCTGTCCCTGCCCGTCGTAGATGCCCTGCAGGTTGAGCGCACGGAAGAGGTTCTTCAGGACCCAGCCATCGACCTCGTCAGCTGAGTTGACAGCGGGCACCAGCAGGAAGTCCCGCGGCATGTCTCCGAAGCCGTCCTGCATGCCCAGGATGACCTTGACTCCGCCAGAGGGGACCCGAGGAAGCGGCGGCTCAAAGCCGAGGTACAGACTGGTTTCGAACTCACCGTTGGGACGGATCTCGATGTTTCCCAGCCCATCGTCGGTCAGGAGATGCAGAGAGTCCTCGTCCACTGGACGCAAGATCAGTTCGGTCTCAGACACCACCACATCAACGATGTACTCGCCATCGTGGTTGATGGGGCTGGAGACCCCCGAGCTCGAGATGATCGCGATGTCGCCGGCTTCGACCAGGTCGGTCTCGAAGGTAGCGGTCGCACAGACCACTGTGGCGCCATCCACGATCTCCGTGATGACGCTGGTGGCCTTGCCCGGCTGATTCGAGGAGTCCTGGAAGGCGGAGCGGTAGGAGTCGAACGTGGGGTCGTTGGACAGGGCCGCGCGCGAAGATCCGTCGAGCTCGAAGTCGCTGTCGGCGTAGGAGCCGGGAGGAGACGAGGGGACGTAGGCAACTGTGCCCACTCGGACCACAGTGTCCTTCACGTCCCCGGGGCCTGGGTCGTCGTGGGAGACCACGGAGATCTCGTTCCAGTCGGGATCCAGGACGGAGTAGAACTTGGAGATCTCGTCGATGGACGCATCATGGGCGGGGCCGCCCACGTAGATGCCGGTGGCCAAGACCGAGTCGAGGTCATCCCCGAAGCCGATCGTGAGCTCCACACCGAGGATCTGCCCCGTGGCCACGTCGGTACGGAAACGCGATGATCCTTCCGGGATCTCAAGGGCTACCGGGACCGCCACATCCCGCACCAGCTTGACCTCGTGGTTGTCGAGGTTCATCGCCAGGCGATGCAGGGCGCGGTTGAAGTTCTCCCCGGTGCGGTCTTCCCCTCGGGCGATGAACACCGACCCGGGGCGGTTCCCCTGGGTCATGGCGCGCACGGAGGATGTCGCCAGATCTCCGGCCCGGACAGTGGCGGTCGGGTGCGGCGAGAGCGCGAACCCTACGAGCGGCCCGAGGTCCGTGACACCGCTACCCGAGGTCTGCGGGTGGATGGTCAGGTAGGCAGGGTTTCCTGCCGAGAGGTAGCCAGTCTGCTTGGACGCCAGGCGCAGGACCCCCTCGAAGGCGCTGGCCTCGACGAAGGGGTAGAGCGGAGATCCAGAGTCGTTGATCGCCGCGACAAGCCCTGCGAGAGACACGTCATCGACCGCGGCGTCCCACTGCTGGGTCTCGATGGTCGGACTGGAAGTGGACTCAGTCTCGATGGCCAGCTCGAGCGTCCCGGACGCCGGCATGTCGTCGTAGTCGCCATCCACATTGACGTGGACGACGCCGAAGATGACCGGCTCGGAGAGGATGACCTTGTCGGTCTGGCTCGCCAGGAACGGGCGGCGTGTGTAGTCGCTCACAGGAACCTCACTTCCCAGATCACCCGGAGGGTGAATGCACTGGTCTTGCTGACCGGCTCGAAGGTCTTGTACGCCATGGGCGCACGATCCGAGCTGGCACTGAATCCTGTGATCGGGGACGAGGTGTCCCAATCACTGTCGGGGTCGCCATCGGTGAACAGACCGGCTTCCGTCAGGATGGCAGTGGCACCGAGACTGAGCTCTGTCTGTCCGTACTCACGCACGAAGCGCACCGCTGTGCGGGCGGACGAGGATGCCGAGGCCGGGAACGTCGCCGGGGTCTTGACTCTCGCCAGGAACTCCGCGGGAGCGTAGGGCAGGGGATCCACCAGGCTGCTGATGTTCGCCACCTCCGCCTGAGATCCCCCTCCCATGCCGATGAAGGCGATTCGGTCATTCCGGAAGGTGTCACGCGGCGTGACCACACGAAGAGCGATGAGCTCCGAGAGGTACTCACGTCCCGTGAGCGTCCAGATGTTCTTTCCTTCGACGTACTGCCGCCGCTTCCCGCCCTCTCGGGTCTCGATCTTGACGAATCCCTCGATCGCGGGGGCCGTCTTGTGGTCTTCGAGAGTCTTGGCTCCGAAGAACGGGAGCAGCTTCAGGAAGTTGAGGTTCATCGGGACAGCCTCCGGCTGATCTCTTCGGCTTCTTCGAGGCTGACACCGAAGTTCTTCGCGATGAGCGCGGGATCGACGGGTCCGCCGGTTTCCGATCTTAGCCCACCCCTCTTCTCGCCGCGAGTACCGCCCTGGATGAGGAGGGAGTCTCGGACCTTGGGGACGTCCTTGTGCCTCACGGAGTTTCCTTCCTGAAGATTCTACCAGTGTAGGAGGCCCCGATCGTGAGATCTGTGGTCTCCGCCAGAGTCAGGTACGCCCCACTGACCCCCAAGATCGCCACCGTCCAATCCTCGATCTCGATGAAGTCTCCGGGGCGCACGCCCAAGATCTCCACGTCGTCTGCGCAGGCGATCGTGTCTCCGGTCCCGGTGACCTGGAAGGAGGCTGCAGGAGTGTAGGTGTACCCCGGAACCCCGGACTCGGGGGTGACCCCCACCTCTACCCCGGGGAAGGTCGAGTCAACTGTGATCTCGTTCCCGGAGATGCCGGTGATCCGGTACGCCCCGTGGGACACGCTTGTGGTGACCTCGTCAGGGTCGGGTGTGAGGTCGGCGTCGGCGTCGGTCCACTCAATCGGGAGGATGAGCACGTCTCCCGCCACCGCAGAAGGCGCAGCTCCGGCATCCGCCACGTCCCCGTCGATGGTCAGCGTCATGGAGACGAAGGTATCCACGAGGGTCAGGGGCCAGTAGATGTCCATCTCAAGCAGGTCGTACCCCATGAGGCGCTCGAGGCGGTAGTCGCTATCATCCCCGTCTCCCTCGAAGACCAGCTTGTTGACCTCGATGTCGCCTGCGATGGTCGCCTCAAGGGCGCGGTCTACGAAGATCTCATCCCCAACAGTGGCAATCACCCGGTAGACCGCGCCGGAGGCCTGGTCTACGACTCGGTCATCCCGCTCGACATCGTACAGCGACACATCCGTAGCGGTGATGATGGTTCCCCCGATGGTGCCGGTAGCCGCGGAGGAGAAGACGGGGTTGGCTCCCAGCGCCCACCTCTCGATCCGGTAGTCCTCCAGATCCCCAGAATCGGGGAGCTCAGTCTCGAGGGTGAGCTTTGTCTCCTGATCTACGAAGATCTCAGGGGTGGGGTCGTACACCCCAGCTGCGAAGATCCGGTACACCCCCTGGTTGGCGCCGGACAGCACGATGAGCCGGTCTTCCGAGGTCACCCCATCTGACCGGAACGTCGCGCTGGAGTCCACGACGGTGTTCGCGTCGATCGCAGTCAGGGTTCCCGTGGACAGAATCGGGCTCGTGTCTCGGACGATGTGGAAGTACGCCTCGGAGTCGTCCTGGACTGCGGAGATCTCCAGGCTTCGGGGCACCTCTCCATCTGCTTGGACCACCGTGACCTGCGTGTCAGAGTCTACGGTGGACACTTCGTAGCGGCCCCGGTTTGGGCCGGAGGTGATGAAGAAGTGGTCTCCCGCACGCACGAAGCCCTCTCCACGAATCTGGACTTCGTCCTCAAAAATGCGGTTGATGTACGGGAGGGTGACATCGTCGCCCACTGTCCCTGTGAGGAACCCCCCACGGGCAGACGTGAGCACCCCTGAGCCGGCACTCATCACCAGGTCATCTCCCTGGAACAGCGAACGGACGCTCTGACTCCCGAAGTCCACTCGACGTAGCGCCAGGCTGCTGCCGCTGTAGTCGTCGAACATGTGGCTCGACTGCCTGCTGAACGCGGGATCGTCGTAGAGGAACGCGTCGAGGATGAACGAGAGATCGTCCTCTACGGTCACTGTGTCCAAGAGAGACAGGACACCGAGCACTGTGGGCTTGGTGTAGATCGGGCGAATCTTCCCCAGGAAGTCCGCGATCAGCGGCAGGTCTCTCGAGTCCGTGGCCTGGAGATCTACCTCCACCTGCCAGGAGTGGTACTTCTGGAGCTCTACGCTTCCTGCGACATCCGAGAACTCGCGCCACCAGTTTGGGCGCTCGATCCGATCTGTGACCAGGATGCTGTTCGTGAGTGGGGTGAACGGGGCGAGGATGTCCCCCTCCGCGAAGGTCAGCCCCGTTTCGGGGTTGAGTGCCAGGCCCCGGAAGGTGGCGAGGCTGTAGAGATCTGAACGGCGGTACCGGTAGCTCTGGAGAAGGCCTGTCCCGGTCCCCTCATTGTTGAGCTCTTCCACCAGGACGCGCCCGTAGTTCTCTGTGTACTCCGTGTTGATCTCCACGATCTCACAGAGCTTCTCCGTCACCGGCAGATCTCCCAGGATGTGCGCCCCGATCTCCGCGCTTCTGAGCACTGGCCCGGTCGCCCATGCGTACATGAGGCCCGCGACCGCCGAGCGGTAGGTGATCTGCGTCGTGCCGAACGCATCCAGATCTGCCCGCTCCGCCCCAACCATGAGGCCGAAGTTGTCCTCGATGTACCGAGTGTTCTCCAGCAGGACGAGCGGCGCCCACAAGACCTCTGGAGCAGGGCTCGAGGGAGAGAAGCTGCGCACCATCTCAAGGGTAGTGACCGCCTCCGCACGGGAGATGGTGAACTCAACCGCGGACTCTGTGGCCACGGGGTAGCGGCCATCCACATCCCGAGGGGTGATCAGTAGATCCGATGCCGACAGCACCGCGCGAACCACGAAGGTGCCCTTGCTAAGCCCCGTCAGGAGCTCCAAGCTATCCCCACCACGGATGCCCGAGGACACAAGGTCTACGTCTGCGATGGAGACTCGGGCGCTACCCGATGTCGTACTCAGCGCGGCACCAGAGACCGTGGAACCGACCAGCAGGTAGTCGGAGTTCTCGACCATCTGTACGGGCTCACGGTCCAGCAGGGCAGAGGTCCGATCCTCGTAGGTGATCTGCCAGCCGTCTGCGGTCTCTGCCACGCTCTCTGCTGTGGGGTACTCGAACAGGGCGGGGACCGAGTAGATCGGATCAACCAGGTCGAGGAGCGGGATGGCGGAGTTCCGCACGATCTTCTTCGGCCACACGCGAATCGTGAAGAACCCGCCCAGATCCACCGATGTAGTCGGATCCAGCGGCAGGTTGGACATCTCTCGCCGGAACGTAGACCCGTTCAGCAGGGCGTAGATGTCCAGCGCCGCGTTGGTCAGCAGCGCCTCATCCGTGGACCCGATTGTCACCGTCGGGATGGAGAGATCTCCGGAGATCTGCAGAATCTCCTCGGCAGAGAGCTCACCCCGGTAGTACCTGCCGTCCTCGTCCGTTCCGTACTCGAGCTCTCCCGTTCCGAGCTCGAACGCCACTACAGACCCGGACACCCCCGTCACCTGTGCGGGGACCAGCGTGGCGGTTTCGAGGTCTACTCGGCTCACCTCAAGGTAGAGCAGATCTCCCGCACGAACCGCCAAGCCCTGGAAATCCTGCTCGGAGGATCTCAGGATGGGGCTGATTCGCCACGGCAGCGCCTCTACGCCGGCCGGTGCTGTCGCGGAGGCAAGTCGCACGGCCCAGAGGTCTCCGCGACCTCCGGCGTCCTCTGGCGGCAATCCTCGGATGACTTCGTACGACGCGATCTGGTGCCCAACGCCATCGAGGGCCAGGATTCGCTCCTGAATCCCCCGTCCCACGACAAAGCCGTACTGGACGGTCTCCGGGAACGTCTCCAGTGGGATGGCGCGCGAGACGATGTACCCAGAGCCCGCCGAGTTGATCGTAGAGATCGGGAATCTTTGCCCAGAGAGCGACCCCGAGAGGATCACAAGCTCCCGCCCGAGGGCGGAATCCAGGACGTGCTCTGCCTGAACTGTGATCTCGTACGGCGCCACCACCTCTCCGGCCCCGCGGACATCCTGCGCGTCGTAGACAGTCAGATCTGCCTCGTCGAACGGGATGTAGACCGTGGAGGTGGCGGCGCCCGCAGGACGCAGGAAGCTGCAGCGCACCGGACGCAGGAACTCGAACGAGATGTTCGACCCTCGGAACGGCAGAGAGGGGGAGACGGCCAGGGTCGCCCCGGACACCGCAGTCACCTCGTAGTACCCGGCATTACGGCCCGTAGAGATGGAAAGGAAGTCTCCAACCTCCACTCCTTCTGCCTCGAAGTCCGTGCTGGGCGCGTAGGGCGCATCCAGGGAAGAGACAGGGGCCACCAGGTCCACACCGGAAAAGACCACATCTTTCCCGGGAAGCGGAGTCGAGCCCGACACCACGTACCCCTGCTCATCTGCGCTCAGCCGGTTGATCTGGTACTCGCCTGCACTGGAGCCGGCGAAGATCTGGAGGTCAGTCCCGATGGCCAGAGACGTGGTCCCGCCCAGAAGGCGGAGCTCCCTCCGGGAGACCACAATCCCCTGCCCCACGAAGGTCACGCTGCCAGTGAACGCTCCAGTCCCGCTCTGCGGGTACCCAAAGATGGCGTCCACCTCGGGTGCGGAGATCTCCACTACAGGACTGAAATCGATCCACCGCGCCTGGAAGAGCGGCTGAACAGTCGCAATCGACTTCGCTCGATCGATCTGGAATGCCCGCAGGTAGTCTGAGGCCACCGCCTGCGTGTAGGAAGACCAGACGATGGGAAAGACCTCCCGGTCGTTCACCAAGCGCCAGAAATCCGACAGCACCGAGAACATGAAGTCGCCCGGCACATTGTGACGGCGGACTGCAGGTACCGTGGCGGCCGAGAAGAAGAGCGCAGCTTCTGCCGCCTCACTGTCCAGGCCATTGGCGGAGACTACGAGGCTGACGATGTAGACCCCGGTGATGTCCCCTTCGAGCTGCGCCACCTGCTGCTGAGAATCCTCAAAGCGCAGCTCGGCCTCGCTCCCGATGGGGGCGCGGAGGGTCCAGGTGTACGCCATGTCGTCGAAGGGCTGCCCCTCGAGGGTGGAACCTGCACCACTGATGGGCAGAATGGCGCCGAGGATGCCGGTCGCCTCTTCGGGAGTCACTCGCGCGGTTGGCCGCCGATTCAGGTCGGCCACGCCGAGGCGGTGAGTCTCGAGGGTGCTCGGCATCAGTCAGTGTCCGTGACATCGATGAAGACGTTGGCCTGCGCCCCGTAGATCTTGTCCTCGAGGTCCGCCTCTGGCACCGCCAGTGTAACGGCAAAATCATGTCCCGATCCACGGGACGACGCGATCATCCGCACATCCACGTCCATCACGTTTCCTGCGTCAATCGTCGGGATCGAGCCGATAGACACGGTAGTTCCGGTCAGCACGCTCGCTACGTCCTCCCGCGCAACCACATCCTTCTCGCCCCAGGGGATATCGATGGCAGGGGCCGGATCCATGTCCAAGAAGACCTGGATGCCCCCACGCGGCCGATACGCGACCAGGATGAAGTGCTCTTCCGACAGGTCGATGGGGGCCGAGATGAGCTGTCCCAGCGCAGAGCGCGGGTTGAGCACCTCGAGGTAGTCCTGCGCGTCCTGGGAGACGAACACGAACGTGCGGCTCGCAGGGTCTGACGACGGGAGATCTGAGACGAACTGGATCTGAAGGAAGCGCCCACTGCCCACATCGATGGCAAGCAGCGCAGGAGAGGGAATGCGCGGCTCGTTGGTCTGCCCATACGCCTTGCGGTCGCCGACCGTCACGCGCATGAGCACCGCCAGGCCTGTCTCGTTGACGAGGAGGTCTTGCTCTGCGTAGGTCAGAGAACAGAATGTGTGCTCGTCCTCCGCAGTGGGGCGGATCTGCCAGGTCTTGGAGGTCGCGTCGTAGGAGTGCCCAGCGTCAGAGCTCGTGACCGTCCAATCCCCGGAGGGCACCGCGGCCGACAAGTACGGGTAGTAGAAGATGCACCGGGGCAGCAGGGTGAACGAGTCTGAGACCAGGAAGCCATCAAAGAGGCCCACCCCTCCGTCGGTGTCCACGAACCCCAGGGACACTCGAGGGGTGGTGTCTGCCGCTGCTGGGAGGGCGGTGTACGCCAGGGAGATCTCAGGCTCAACCTCGTCGAGCAGGGAACCGTCGGTCGCGTAGAGATGGCAGAAGTCGGACGCAGAGTTCGCGATCAGCATGAGCTCGGGGAGTTCGTCGCTCCAGTCCAGCTCCGCCTGCTCGTAGTCGGTGTCGATGTCCCGGTTGGTGCCTGTGAAGATCCCGACGGTCATCGACTCACGTTCGAGGAACCTGAAACTGGCCTCCTTCGTGCCGTCTACCAGGGTGAACCCCATCCCAGTGCTGAATGACCCTGCGTGCAGAGAGCTCTGGGGCTGCATCTTCCCGAGGACCAGGAACGACTCCGACTGCAGATCTGTCTCCTCTCGGACCACCATCGAGCTGTCGGATGAGTCTGCGAGGCGCTGGAGATTGAAGATCTCATCTTCCTCTCCCGCGAAAGACGCATCCAGGTTTGTCCAGGACGCGGTGTCCGAAGCCACCACCACGCGCGTCATCGCATTCGACGTGACCACCGCGGAGGAGCGGGGAGTCTGGATCCCACTGCTGATGAGAATCTCACCATGATGCTCGAGTACGATGTCCTCGATGTCAATCTCGGTGTCCCCGCTGCTCCGGTTCCCGTCGATGCCTACGAACGCGACGACCCGCTCGTCCTCGTCCTCTCGGGTGCGATTCCCCATGCGGGCGGAGGACAGGAGAAGAGGCCATCCCGAGGTGGACTCCGAGTGCAGAAGGGTCTCTTCATTGTCCGCATCGGTGGAGAAGAGGTAGATCTTGGCCGTAGTCGCGGTCAGATCCCACAAGATCCGGAAGTCATTCTCGACAGGATTCACACTCCAGTCGAAGTCGATTCTCTCGGCCACCGAGCGGGTCCCCGACCCATCCTGCGAAGGACTGGCGAACTCGAGGTACTTGGTGGCACCGTCGTCGCACAGGTAGACCGTCACCGCAGACCCAGTGGGCCAGTGAATCAGCCCGAACATGATCCCTGCGTAGTCTGAGTTCGCCTGGTAGGGCAGCGCCGTGCCCAGTGTGAACGCCTGCACGGAGAACCGGATCTCACAGCCTACCGGCGCACGCGGAGTGGCGATCTCTTCCAGGAAGAGGGTCCCACTCTCTGTGTCCGCCGACTGGTTGGTCAAGGTGAGCACTGGGCCCTGCGGCGGAGTGTCCAGGGCACGGTCTACGATCTCGCCCGTCCGCGCGATGGGGACACCATCGCTGAACACGTCGATGAAGAACCTCTCGTCCTGTGGGAGCTCTTCCGCTGCGTACTGCTGCTGCGAGAACGTCATCAGCGCCGACACCGAGGCCAAGCTGGTTCGGTAATCGGCATCCCGCACCCCGAAGTAGACGGGCTGGAGAGGGTTCATCTCCTCCCCCTCTCCGGGGACGCGGTTGACGATGGTGGGATCAGCCATTGGTCCTGCCCGAGATCAAGATGCGCTCTGCCCCCTCTCGGGAGCCATCGGAGAAGCTGGGAGGGCCCGGGATGTAGAACGTCGTGCGGTGGCTTCCGGAGAAGTCTGCCTCATCCAAGGAGCTGCCGATCGTGTCCGTGGACCTGGTCAGGACTCGCCGCCGGTAGAGATCGTGCGTCACGATCTGGATGACCACCGGGTGCTCGTAGGAGGACACGTCGTTGGAGTGGAGGAACTTCTCCAGCCGCGAGACATCGAGGACCTCTTCGGGTTCGAGGCTGTCGATGAAGGCGTAGATGTCCGCCGCCATGCTCTCGGAGTCGCCGCCCAGGGCCCGGATGTCCACGTAGACGTAGGAGGGCAGGAAGTGGCGCGCGAGGGGATCTGCGCAGAGCGTGCGGTCAGACCGGGACAGCAGGAGAGCCTGCACCTGCGCCACCAGAGACGAGAACTCATGGGTGACCTGGTACCTGGACCGCTCCAGAGAGATCTTGTTCTCTTCGATGTCCGTGAGGTCTGCGGGCAGGAATCGAGGACTCATGCGGATCTTGCACCGCTCCGCAGAGCTGTACGAGAACAGCGGGTCCTCCACCTCGAGGCGGTAGCCATCGGAGTGGTAGGTGCCGAACAGAGGAGTGAGGGACGTGTCCTTCGGGATGTTGAAGACCGGGTCTCCACCCAGGGAGAACGCCCGCACATCTGCGTAGTACAGGCCCCTATCAAGCCCCTGAGACTTCATCTCGGTCGATGAGAGGTGCTTGGTGGCCCTCCGGATCACCGCGTAGGGCTGGTTGACCCCTCGAATCGGCCCGTAGGCGGCCAGGTTGCGCTGGACCTCGTACGGAGATGGGAAGTACGCGTCGCTGTACGAGCAGGTGAGGTACGAGGACTGCCGGCTGATCGAGGGGTGAACCCCCACAATCCGCCACTCAGAGGGGATCCCCGAGTAGAGCCGCACCGGCCGGAGGCCGTGCATCTCGTTGAACCCGTCGATCTCAGAGTCCCCGAGCTCGTCTACGGGCGCACGGACCACCGCCCAGTGCAGCCCGGTCTCGGTCACGGGGAATGCGTCCATGTCGAGGACTACCGTAGAGGCGTTGGTGACCTCCAAGATCTGGTAGCTGCCGTCCATTCCAGGGAAATTCGACGCGTAGATGGTGACATACCGACCCACATCGTCCGAGATGAACGGCCCTGTGGGGTCCACGAAGATGTCTGTCTCCTCGACCATGCCCTCGTTTCCGGACCGGTAGACCTGCCCCGTGGTGAAGGGCATGGGCCGATCCAGGGTGAGCTGGTTCTCGGCCACATCGATGATCTGGTAGCCCGACGCCAGGTCCCCTTCCTCCGTGAACAGCATGTCCCCCTCACGGAGAGCATCGCGGTCCAGCTCAGACGTGGGAGACAGGAAGGAGTAGTCCTCAGTCCCCAGGAGGCTGACGATGTTGGAGCCGGCCTCGGTCGCCACAGCGATGACCCGGTCGGCCTTCTCCGGGACGGCCTCAGAAGCAGAACTGACGACTTCCGCCAGGATCTTCTGCTCGAAGACGCGGAGGAAATCTTCCCCGACATGCACGTCGGAAAGGACGAATGCGGGAAGGGATGGGTCGGATGCGATGGCCCGGAAGGACCCCGCGTCGTCGTAGTGCGCGGACAGCCGAGCATCCCGCGGCAGCTCCATGGGGGTGGACTGCCCGGTCGTGGACGCTCCCGGGAACACCTCTCGCGGGCTCTCAGTGCCCGAAGCCACGAACTGGAGCTCGGTGGTGCCTGCGGGGACACTGAACAGCGTGGGCACATTCGGATGCAGAACTCCTTCCTGGAGTTCTCCAGGCTCTGAAGTTCCGTCAGCAGTCCACACCACGCTCTCGAGAGTGGTGTGCGGCGTAGCAGCGTCGAAGCAGAGCGACGTGGCAGCTTCCAGAACCGCATCCTGTTGGTCAGCGGCCAGCACCCGCAGGACGAGCTCGTCCTGAGGATCACCCCCGTCGGCAGACAGGGAGACGAACTGACCGAGATCTCCCGCCACATTGAGGGCGTTGAGCGCACTCGCCAGGTCATCGGCGTTGGCGATGTTCGCCAGAATGGCCTGCTCGAACTCAAGCGCAGAGGCCCCACTGTCTGCCAGCGCGGCAGTCAGCGTCGTGGCATCCAGCTGCGTGACCTCAAGGGTGAAGATCTCCGTGAGGGTCAGCGTCCCTGTGAGGGCTGCGGAGGTGTCGATGTTCACCGACAGGAGGGTGGTCCCGTCGTAGAGCTTGGTCCGGAACTCGAAGACCATCCAGTCCGATTCTGACTCCACGGAGATCTCAAGGTCGAGGCCGTCTCCCGCCACGCTGAACCCTGTGATCAGCTCCTGCTCCCAGGACTCGTAGCTCGTCGCCGCACCCAGAATCCCGTCGGAGATGGCCACGGCCAGAATCGCGGAGACGATGGATGCCTGCATTCCAGTGAGCAGGGTCTCTTCGAGAGCCGAGTACCCCAGGTACAGGTAGGTGGCGCCGGAGGTGGTGTTGATGCCAAGAACCGACGACGCACTCAGGATGTCGTAGGTACCCGAGCCCAGAGTGACCTGCGGAGTGTCCCCCGGGTCCAGCACCGCGAAGCTGGCCGGGTCGAACAGAACCACCGTCTTGATGCCGCCGAACACCGGATCGTCTACGCGCATCACCGCCAGCGGCGTGATGTCGAAGTCCCCAGGAGTCTGGGTGATCGTGAGAGTCTCTCCCACCACGATCACTACGTCATCTTCGACGTAATAGACCCCGAACGGGGTCGTATCGATCTCTGCGCTCAGAGACAGGAAGCCCGCGGCAGGGAACGCCACCGAGTTCGGAATCTGGAGCACTCCGCCTCCCTCCTCGTCTGAGAAGCCGAAGTGGCGGAATCCGTCTTCACGGTCCTCTGCAGCGATTGTCAGAGTGGTCCCCACCCCGCGCTCAATCGGACTCACGGTGATCGATCCGGTGGTGCTTCCCCAGGAAGACTCGGCACCCGTGAACCGGACCAGATCTTCGTCCGGGTCCAGCAGCTCTTGGAGCGCCGTTGCCAGCTCAGTGAAGGAGGTCAGCGCCGCGATGGCAGCGGTCACTGTGCCGGTCAGGGTGGTACGTGAAGCTGCACCCACGAACGTGAGCGCCGCCTCGAGGCCCTCACTGCTGGCCACTGGGAGGGTGATGTCCCCTCCGGTGACATCTGCCGGGCTGGTCACCTCCTCATTCCAGGAGTAGTTCGCGCAGCTGGTGGGGCCGAACGTCGTGACGGAGGTGGGCTCGGTGAAGAAGAGCCGTACGATCTGCTCTGCCGTCGGCCTGCCCACCTGGTAGGAGCCGAAGAAGCCCTTGGTCAAGCTCTTCAGGACCGCCCCGGCGTCGAGGACGAACTCGCTGGGGACGTCGAAACCGGCGCTGCCCAGAGTCGCGAACAGCCAGGTGAAGGACTCCTGGACCACTTCCCACGGTCCCAGCTCCTTGCCCGCTGAGGGGCCCGTCGTGATCTTGCTCTCCACGTCGAAGCTCGGAGCTGACGGGAAGGCCAGGGGAGATGCGGTCCTCGTGGAGAAGAAGTCCGCCAGGCCCTCAAGGGGCGCCACCGGGAACTCACCCTTGACCGTGACCACGGAGAACGTGTAAGCCACGCGGGCATCCAAGTAGTCGTCGGCGGACGACGACGGATCGGTCGAGACGATGCTCCCGCCGTGGTAGATCTTGTAGGTATAGACCTTGTCGATGACGTATGAACCGGCGTTCACTCCCACATCGATGGTGAGGACGTCCCCCGACTTCGCGTTTGAGAGCGCAGCAGGCGTGTTGCGCAGCTCTCCGTTGTTGTAGTCGTCCATCGCATCTTCGAACGTGGATCCCGAGAAGGCCTTGTTCCAGTCGAACTCTGGGGCGGCGATGAAGACGTTGTTGCAGCCATCGAAGATGGCCTTCGGGATCAACACCTCGTACTGGGCGATGATCGGGTTGGCCGCATCCACTGGGTCGAGGGTGAACGGAGCGAACAGCGTCGCCAGCGCCTCGAAGTCTGCGCCCAGGTCGAAGCCTGAGATGCTGGTGAGCTCCACCATCCAATCGCGGAGCGACTGCAGGAAGTCGGTGGCCGCCGTGGGCAGGTCAATCGCCAGGTGCGTCTGGAAAGACCCAGAACCCAGCCCCTGCTCCACAAGAGACATCACAGCGACGTAGTCGTCATCGCTGGGGAGGCACTCGTCCGTGTAGCAAGTGCCGGGACGCCCAGAGTACTGGGAGATCGTCTTCATGTCCTTCTGCGTGATCGTACCGTCCGGGGACCGCGGACTCACAGCAGACGGGTTCGTCAGCTCACCTGTTGCGGAGTCGATGTCGTAGACCTGCAGCCGCGTATGGCTCTGCGGCGCCCAGGAGGTGCCCGCATCTGCCAGCACGAACCCGTTGAGCCCGCTGTACGTGATCCGAGCGCCGGAGAAGCCTTCGTACGCAGCGGCCCCGACCGGGAGGGCCGGAGGCACGGTGTAGCCCGTGTCCTGCCCGCTCGTATCGAGCAGCGCCACGCCACCGGGAGCCACCCGGACCAGCGGCCGGGTGAGGCCACCGGAAGAGCTGTAGATCTTGAAGGACGCACTGGAGTCGGTAGACCGCATCTCGGAGTTCAGGATGGGGCTACGTCCCCCGTTCGCGCCGAATCCGGTGATCTGGTAGACCCCCTGGTTGCCCCCATCGAGGATCTCGAAGGTGTGCCCGGTGGCGACTCCGAACTGCTGCAGGTCTTCGGAGACCCGGACCGTCGCAGACCCAATGGTCGTGCGGAGTCCCGTCGCAGAGTCCGCGTTGAACGGGTAGACCGGGGACTGGGGCGAGAACGCATCCACTACGGTCTCGTCGATGATGCGGAATCGCACATCAGACGACAACGCAGTCATGTCCAGGTCGAGCACCAGCTCAACACCCCGCACATCCAAGATCTTGTAGACCCCGGCATCAGGTCCCGTGAGCACATTGAGGGTCATCCCACGAGAGACCCCAACGTCCTCCCAGATGACCTGCTCCACGCTCGAGATGGCGACGACGGCACCACTGGTCGCGCCCTTGATCTGGCCGGAAGACCAGTCGTTGTCGGACGTCAGGCAGCACAGGTCCAGGTACCGCTCTGCGGTGTTCAGATCCAGGAGGTAGGCCCCGGTGTCCTCCTCGATGCTCGAGCCGTCGAAGAGGTTGACCACCTCGGTCTCGGTGAGCGTTCCTGAGATGGGCCGGTAGTGGATCCGGAGCCGCGAATGCACCTTGTTCTTGAGGGCCCCGTAGTCGCGCAGAGCCGTTGCATCGATCTGCCCAGAGAGGGTGAGCTCCTCTCCCTCGTACACCGCAACCTCGCTGGCCTGCGGGGCGTACTGCGTAGAGGTCGAACTGGACGCAGACGGGCGGACGTACACGTCGTAGTGCCCGCCGATGTGGACCTCTCCGTCCTGGATGATGATCTGCTCATTCGCGTCGGGGTTCGTGATGCCCCCGGGAATGTCTGAGATCCGGATCTCCGCCCGGTCGTACGCAGCAGCGAACACCCCAGGAAGGAGGCCAGGGATCAGGCTGACGGAAGGGGGATCGACATCAGGAACCGCGTCCAGCTTCAGCAGGTAGATCGTGGGCAGCCCAACCAGGTCCTCCGAGCTCTCGTAGACCACCTCGTCGACCCCGAAGAACTGGTTCGCCTCCTCCGGGCGCGTTCCGTAGAGGAAGTTCCAGAAGTTGAGCTCGATCCGGCTCCCGGCTCGGATTCGACGAGCCCCATCCCGGCCACGATTCTCGAACATCGACAGCAGGAGCACGTAGCGACCCAGAACGAAGCTCATGCCCGACGTGATCACATCTCCGCCGCCGGATCCTGTGATCACATCCCGCTGCATCTCCGGATCCCCGAATCCGACGACTTCCATATTCCGGATTGTGGGAAACTCCGAGAACAGCCGAGCGCGAACTCCGCGGCGGGTGTTCAGGCTGCGCTCCGTGAGAGAGGTCTGCGTCCTCTGGAGGAGCTGCTCGGCCGTCTCCTGGTAACTGCCCCCGTTGAATGCGAACCGGTTGGTGGCGCGCACGGCAGAGGCGAGCCCGATGACCGAGGAGATCGCACCCTCTTCGACGTTGTACTCCTCGCCGGCTTCTGCCGCGACTACGCCCACATCGAGGTAGTAGAGCTGCCCCGAACGCTGAGCAGCCATCACCTCTGGGCGGAAGAACTGAGGAACGCGCGGGTAGAAGACCAGCCCTGAAGAGGTACGGAGCTCGGTCGAAGCCAGCAGCGAGACGAACGTGGGGTTCGCGAAGAAGATCCGGACGGTGCCTCCCGCCCGGGACCCCTCTCGGCGGCTCACGAAGAAGTTGGCAGCCAGGTCTTCTGCATCCTGGATCCGCATCTGACCCGAGTTGCGGACGGACTGCCCCCGTCGGATGATCTGCAGTTCCCGCTTGAATCCCTCAAGAAGGAGCTGCAGAGGACGAATGACCAGGTCAACGATGGCGTCGCCCTGCTCAGCAGGCAGACTCGGGAACTCCTGGCGCAGTCGGGTCAGGAGGAAGAGCTCGAGGTCCGTATCGAACGCGTCCACACCGAGGGAGGAGTAGAGCGGAGCGACAACACGGTCGTACACCGCCCCACCCGGGGCCAGATTGAGCGTCGGATCGTACGCCTCGAGGAGCTCCACGAGGAGATCACGGATCTGATCAGCCTGCGTACCGGTGTTGGCCATGGGTCTTCCTTAGAGGGCGAGTCCTGCGATCGCGACCGTCCCGTCAAGGGACTGGATCCGCAGCCGAATATCGAGGGCGGTTTCTTGGGGACTATATGACGCCCGAAGAACGGTGACCCGCCCCAGCTTGGCGGAGTCGGGGAGCTGCGGGTTCCGTGCCTGCGAGGTGATCATTACCTCTTCCGCCTGCTGAACGTACAGCATGGCCAGTGCTTCCACATTCTGGCGCTCTGATTCGGAGATCTCCCCGATCAACGCCAAGAGGTTTCCTCCGGCCTGCGGAGCGAAGATGTCCGACCCCTGCGTAGTCAGGAGCACCTTGAGGAATCGCTGAACGAGGAGCCCAGAGTCCCCCAACTGCTGCGCCGAGACCGCAGCTTCAAAGCTGACAATGGACGCCTTGCTGCCACTGACGTTCGCAGTGAGGACCGCCACCGACCGGATGATGACCCCAACCTCCCCGGCTGGGATGTCGGCCAGGATCCGCGTCGGACTGACCGTGACGAACACCGGAGAGCGGACCCCGTTGACGATCACCCCAGTGATGTCGCGGAAGTTCAGCCCGCGAATGTCCAGGGCGGTGCCCTGACCGAAGAACGTCACCCGCTGGATGTTCTTGGTCTGCTGGAACGCGAGAAGGGGGTAGTCCATGTCACTCCACCGAGGCGGCCTGCAGGAGGATGTCCATGGCACCTACTGAGTTCCCAGCGGAACCGAAAAGGGCCGCCCGGAGCTCACGGATTCTCTGGATCTTACCACCCACGGTGCGGGAGGGAAGCGTACCAGTGATAGGCGACGCCTCTCCTCCTACCGCGAAAGCTCCCACTTCACCGAATGCTTCGGAGTCCAGCAGCAGGATCGCATCCTCCAAGGAGGACCGAAGGCTTGCCGAAGCGACCTGGTTCAGTGCCTGGGCGGTGCTGACCTCTGTGATCGCATCTCCGACGAGGGCGAGGAGCTGCTGAGTCGCCAGGTCCAGGGTCTTGGTGTCGGGCATGTGGTCACCCTGAGCGGTAGGTGAGGTCTCCGGTAACCGCAGAGATGCTCCCAACCCGCGTCCCAGAGAGGAAGCCCGAGCGCACCAGCCGGAGGGGGTTCCCCATCTCGAGGTCTCGGTATGCTGCGTCGAATCCCTCGGCAGCACATGACTTCAGGAGCTGCTGGGCAGAGGACACCGTACCTGCGGCTGCTTCGAGCGAGATCTCCCGGAGGCTCCCCAGGGTGTCTACCGAGTCCGGAGTGTCCAAGAACAGGAGACCGAACGCCCGGGAGGCCTCGGGAGTGAGGGAAGAGATCAGAGAGGCCGACTCCCCGTAGAAGGCCACTTCCCTCGCGGCCTCCGCCCGTGACGCCGCCAGCTTGCGTGGCCGCAGCAGCCCGGACAGGGCGCGCATCAGTGTCGCCATGTGTGCCCCGGCTGCGGCGTGACGGGACAGCAGCACCTGGGTCGGTGGATCAGCCTGGAGGGCCTGCAGCGCCCCCACCGCGTTGCTGACCGCCAGCACCCTGTCCAGCCCGTCTCGCTCGCTCAGCGCCAGCAGCGCCCGATCCTTGACCGGGCCTGCGGCGGTAGCCAGGAGGATCGCGCGGTGGTCTGGGATCCGACTCTTGACCTGCACGCAGATCTCGTAGAGATCCTCCGCCCGTCTGACGATCTCCTGCACAACCACAGACAGTGACGCCCCCGCGTCACTCGGACGGGCGTAGCCCTTTCGGACCTCTCTCTTCACCTCGTCCCGGAACGCTGCTGCAGTCGCTGCCTGGAGGGCTGCCAGGTCTGGGGTAGTGCCTCGAGAGAGCACTGCCTCAATCTGCGATACATCGGAGGGCGCGTCAGAGACGCCCACATCTGCCGGCCGGACTGCGAGCTCGGTCAGCATGACAGCCGTACAGAGTAGACCGTGCATCTCTGCTGCGGGACGCACCAGACCCCGCATCTTGCGGAGCTTGAGGTAGAGCATCGTGTCTGGGTCGGAGAGCACGGCCTGGGCTGCTGACGCCCGGAAACGGTCCCACGCGAACTCCCGATCTTCCGCCCGGCTGGCCCCAGAAGGGGGCACCGGGGACAGAGCACTCTTGGCGCTCCGCTGGAGGTCAGCATCAGAGAGTTTCAGCGGCATCAAGCCACCGTAACGGAGATGCTGTCGAAGGTGACGTCCACTGCGGGGACTCTCTCAGCCTCCGCCAAGGAGGACGAGAACTCAATCTCGCAGGTTCCGGCGCCGACACCGACGATGGTGACCGTGGACCCACTCATGGATGCGGTGGCCACAGCTGGATCGGTGGAGGACACGGACACGAGGCTCGACCCCACCGCCTCGCCCTGGATCTTCTTGTACGGCGCGGCGCGTCCACTCGACAGGACCACTTCGGCTTCTACTTCGACCTCATCCTCCTCATCGATGCTGACAGATGAGGGAGTCAGATCGACCCGGGAGACGTAGGGCCAGATGAGGTCGGTGAACCCCGTAGAGACCTTGTCCGGGACAGTGACTACGAAGACGTCCGGCTCGTAGGACTCCACCACCACTTCGTACACGGCTCCCCGGAGGAGATCGAACTCGAAGTAGCCCGCGGCGTTAGACACCACGATCACCTTGGAGTTGCCGGTGGCGTTGCCGCCACTGATGCGGACGCGCTCGTTGAGCATGAACTCCGCGGTCACGTTGGCCAGATGCTGTCCCGCAGCCCCGATGATGAAGCCGCTCACCCGGCAGAGGTGACTCAGCGTCGCGGGAGGTCGGTCATCGAGGTTCTCGCCGCCCACCTCGAACTCTGAATCCTCCTCGACTACGACACTCAGTCCGGTGTCGAAGGAGAACCCAGTCTTGAAGAAGCGGACCCAGTAGGTGGCGTCGGGCAGGTCGAACACGACCTGTCCTTCAACGGTGGTGTTCCCCTGGGTGATGAACGTAGATCCATCCTCAGAGAAGACGAAGACCGTGCAGGACTCGAGGGGGGTGTTCTTGGTCTCGTCTGAGGAGTCGTAGACGTAGAGGGTGACCGCGCTCATCAAGATCTCCGAGGCAGCTCGACCAGCTCAATCTCCTGGATTTCGAGCAGATCGTCTGCGGTAGCCGCAAGCTCGAAGATATCGATGGTGGCTTGGTCAGGGATGGTGACGCGCCGAACCAGGGAAGATCCTGAGACGGCGAGCAAGCCTGTCAGGCCGCGAACGGCCGTGAAGGAGATCTCACCATTGGCATCTGAGGTGGCCGTGACATCGTCAGCTACGAAGCCGACTCCGGTGACCTGAGAGGTGGCGAGATCGGGACTGAATCGGACGTGGTGGCCCGGCAGGAAGTTCCCTGCGGAGTCCACGAATGTGCCGGTCAGCGTACAGGTGTTGTCTACCCCCACATCTGGGTCGGGGTCTACTGCCCCCGGGGGGAGATCTCCAGAGTCCAGCGCGTCCACGGTGTCGCTGCGGGTGTACTCAGTGCCTGCGACCCCGAAGGTCCAGGTCAGCGTGTACTGTCCCGCAATGAGGGGAGTCCACAGCGCACTGTAGATCCCGGTGACGTCGTTGACGAAGCTGGTGATCGTCTCAAGGGTCTCATCGTCGAGGATGACCGCGAGGCTGGGATCATCGTCGGCGTTGAGGAACGTCTCGGTGCCGGAGCCGCCATCGAAGGTGACCCGCAGGGTGGCAGTGGTGGCCAGGCCAACCGTCGTGAACGACATGACGCCTCCCTACTATTTTCGGACCTGATTCTTGAGAGTCTGGTAGCAGTTGAAGAAGCGGCACTCCTGCGTGCCCGGCCACTCTGCTTCCATCTTGGACAGGTCTTCTTGGGTAATGTTGAAGGTCCAGGAGGTCCGACGACTGGACCGCGACACGTCTGAGATCGAGAATCCCCGCTGCACCAAGAATGCGGCGAACGACATATCCTGAGTAGTGAACGGCACAATCAACCCGAGGCAAGCGCAGCAGACAGATCTGGAAGGTATTTCGACAAGAAACCCACGGTCTGCGCAGTGGTCAACTCTACCGTGCGCGCACTGAGGGCGCCATCGCCCGTGCGCCCCTCATGAATGATCTTGAGCAGCGCAACCTCGCGAGCAACCTCTGCTTCCGCCGCGAGGAGCTCGGACTCGAGCTGTGCCCGCAGACGGATCACCCGCGCGACAGTCTCCGGGTACGCCATCAGAAGCTTCTCAGGTAGTCGCGGTACTTCTTCGAGATCGAGTTCTTGACCTGGGAGACCTTGGACGCAGACCACCCGAGTTCACGCGCGATGTCGTTCATCACCTCCATCTTGCGCTTCCCTCCCTTACCGAAGAGGTAGTTGAACACTGCTGTCTCGTCGGTTGTGAGCTCGTAGGGCAGCATCGCGATGACCTCGCGGTGCCTGGGGGACTCCTCCTCGAAGGGGGAGGACTCGAACGCATCTTCTCCGACTGCCGGCAGGTTGAAGATGTCCGGCCGGATCTCTTTCGCCAGGCGCTCGACCTTCTTCGGGCTCATCTTGAGCTTGTCTGCGAGCTCGAAGGTGGTGGGCTCCCTGCCCAGCTCCTCCTCGAGCACAGCCTTGGCCCGCGAGTACGGCCCGATCTTGTTGGCCTGTGCCTCTACGATCCGCGTGAAGTTCTGATGCTTCTTCACGTAGCGGTTGAGACCCTTGAGGTTGTTCTGGACGTGCGATGCGACCGCAGCCTTCCGGGTCGGGTCATACCGACGGAGTGCCTGGACTGCCAGGGTGCGCGCGTGGGCCTCGATCGCAGGCTTGTAGATCCTCGGGGCCCGGTGCCGGTTCACCTGCGAAGAGATGACTGGATTGAGCGACGTGAGGAGCGGAGCCAGCTTCTCTGGGTCTTCCTTGGAGGTCTTCCACTGCCGCCACAGGTCCAGATCTTGAGCGGCCCGAGACGACATCGGCTGCCCGGACGTCCAAGAAGTCGGGAACTGGTACGGGTCCTTTGCCGCGATCTTCTCGAGTCGGCTCCGGAGGTCAGCCATCCGAGAATGCCCGGTTCACCAGGCGACCGGCCTCGCGAGCAGACATGCCCAAGCGGGTGTTGCGCCCGTAGTGCTCCTTGCCGGAGAACAGGCCCGAGAGCTGCCGGTAGGACCGGGCGGCCAGATCGTCACGTCGGGTGAAGAGATCATCCAAGATCTCGTTCGTGTTGGCCACGTTCGACATCTCTGCGGCGTGAGACAGGTGATGGTCTCGCTGGAAGAGGTCGTTGGCCATCAGTAGCCCCCCTGGGAGGCGCCCGACTTCCGACGCTTCATGGCCTGCATCATCTGACGCTGCTGCATCTCGCGCTGCGCGCGGATGACGCGACCCTCCTTGCGGTCCTGGAGAGCATCCTTGCCCACGGCACCGGCGATGACGCCGCCGCCGACGAGAGCTGCTCCGCCGAGGTGTTTGCCACTCAGGGCCTCCTTCGTGAGCTCGTCGAAGAAGAACGCAGAGATGTTCGGGTCGATCATGATCAGCCTCTTTTGGCGATGCCGAGGGGAGTATTTTGGATCGTAGCATCCTCGCCATCGGGGCTCAAGGACACTCGGGGCCGCTTGGTCAGCGATGTCGCTGCCCGGACCTGGCCCCGGTACCGGATTACCCGGCGGGCACGCTCAGCCCGGGGATCGAGCTCGTTGGTGATCTGCTTGGACAGATCTTCCCGCCCCGACCCATATCGGGAACGTAGCGGACCCTCCAAGTCGAGGAACTCGAGCTCGGATCCATAGTCCACAAGACCGAAGTTCACAGCGTTGGAGTGGAATCCCCCGTACCGGGCGTACTTCCTGTCCTTGAATCCACCTGGCCCACGAGGCTCATGGACCCACCCATCGGGTCCGAGCTTCTGGGTCTTGTCCGCAAGCACCTCGCGGAGAGTGGCCACCTTCCTGTGGGTAGACCCATGGATGAACTGGAGAACGTAGCGGGAACCCTTGTCCACAGCCTCGGAGTAGTCCCACACCAGGCGGTCTACGGCCTGCTCCACAGAATGGCGAACCAGGCCTTCCGGCGGATCCTCAGACAAGACCCGGTCGACGATACACGGTGAGCCGAAGAACGGCAGGTACACCCGCTCTGAGATCTTGGTGATGTTGCCCGTCTCTACCTTCTCGGTGCTGTAGTCCGACGAGATCCAAGAGGGACGGATGGCCTCCTCCACCGGCAAGCCAAGGCGCGCGTCCGCGTCAACTTCCTCTACCGTCAGCGTACTTCCGGGCAGCGTGACCAGGAATTCTACGACGCCGTGGACGTCCTCAGAGTCCCAGAACGCAGCGGACTTCTTCTCCTTCACGAACTGCGTGATGGTGCCGCCGGTCTGATTCTGTATGGAAAAGGGAGAGTCCACCTCGAGTACCGCTACAACTTCCTCTCCTGGAGGCATGGACCCCCGGGCACGGATTGCCACCGTGGTGGGCGGCCCCGTCCAGATGACGCCCTTGGTGGTCTTGCCCCCGGGCACTGGAACTTCTGGGATCGCTACAGACTGCCCGGCCTGCACCCCTGTCGCGGTCAGGTCAGTGGGAGGGAACGTGCTCGGGTCGATGAGGAAGCCCGCACGATCCCCGTAGATTTTCGGCAGGTTTCTGAGGTACGTCCGAAAGTCTCCGATGAGGACTCCGAGGGCCTCCCAGAAGTAGAGGGAGTTCGGATCTTCGTCCAGCGGCAGCCCCAGGCGCGAAGGCACCGACTCGGGGGTGGAGTTCAAGACCCCGATAGAGGTCCCGGACTCCACGGAGAAGATCCCCTGCCCCTGAAGAATCTCTGCGCGGCTCTGGATCGTCAGCTGCCCGCTGCTATTGATGTTCTCAGAGAAGAGATCGTCCGTCCTATCACCCGTACGGTGCGACCGGACATGCGTGAGCGACACGTTTGTCTGGGCGCCGCCCTGCGTGATCGAGTGCGTGACTGACGAGAGCATCCCCAACCAGTGGACTCTGTCAGAGCGGGCTCCCTTCTCCGTCTTCTGCAGTTCGTAGGCAGACAGGGGGGCCCCAACCACGACGCCAGGGAACCCGCAGACGAGGTTCAGGTTGAACACTCCGGCCACAGACGCACTGCGCGACAGGTACCGATTCGAGAGCAGGTGGAAGTGCGCGAGGCGGTCTGCGAAAGTGTCGATCCGAGACTCAGACTCCGTGCCGCTTCCCGTTTCCACTCCCTTCAGCCGGTAGTAGAGGAGGTCCGAGGCTCGCTCGAACTTCGGGATGACGCCGCTGTAGACCTCGTGATCGTGGATGATCACCTTGTCTGCGCTCCCGAGCCCCTTCTGGACGTTCTGCTCCTCTCCCACCAGCTTGGGGGCGAACGCCAGACGGTCCAACTGCTTCGTCTTCTCCTTGATCTGGTCGAACGCGATGTTGAGCTGCAGTCGCGTAGTCTCTCGGAGCATGGCCCGCTGCATGCTGAAAGATGTGACCTGATCTGGGTAGATGACATTGCACCGCGGCGGTGCCGCAAACCAGATGTTGGGCCGGAAGATGAAAGAGTTGAGCCTCTCTCTGACTCCCCTTCCGGTCGCCCCCGCCTGGAGGGTTCCCTCAGCTTCGGAGAACTTGGTCTTGTGGTGCCGGTCCTGGACGTGAACAGGATCGTTGGCCACGCCGACCAGCGCGAAGAGCGGATCTGGGGTCATAGGCCAATCGAGGGGGTTCCCTCCCGACTGGAGGTCTGGATCTTTGTCGGTCTCCGCCAGGACCACGTCCACCCAGGCGCTCAGCGCCTTCAGCATCTGAATATCGTCGTAGATCTCCTGA